GCCGCCGCCGCCACCGCCCTTGCCGCCCATAGCCTTCATCATGTAGGCAGTACCAGCCATGTTTGCTACGGTACCCGCCATACCGCCAAGACCACCCAAAAGCCCGCCACCTGCAGGGCTGCCCCCCATAGTTGATACGTAAGAAGCAAAACCACCAAATGTGCGAGCAAATGGTGCAAGAACTTTATTCAAAGCGTCAATGTGGTCTGCAGCAACCTTCAAACCTGAAATAAATGCGCTTTCAGCATTCTGCATAGCCTCAGTATTTGATGTATTGATTTTCTGCAAAGCATCTTGAGGGTTTTCGTTACCCTGCAAGCCAGCAGCCTTCCTCAACTTATCCATAGATTTAGAATCACTCAAATCCATGTTTTTGCCCTTGGCTTTTTCAATCAGATACTGTTTGAACATTTGCTGTTGGTCATCGCTAAGACCGCTGTTACGAAGGCTTGAACCAAGATAGCCTCGACGGAATGAATCGTTGATGCCTTCTACAGTCATCTTTTTTCCATTACGAAGACGGCGTTCCAAATCACCGAAAATCTGCCCAGTAGTTCTAGTCTTACCCGTGCGTGGGTCAGACGTCATAATGCCAAAACGGTTCATCATCAACTGTGAACCTTGACCTGAAGTCATGCCTGTAATCGCTGCAGTTGCAGCCATGTTGTCCATGTTTAGATACTTAGCGGCGTTACCAACTTCACGAGCGGTGCGCATCCATTCGCTGCCCTTTTGACCACTGAAGTTTACGCCCTGCATCGACATAGCCTGAGCCATCAATGCGTCATTACCCGCAGCGGTTAGACCACCGCCCATAGCACTTAGGGTAGCCTGAGCCATGACTGGACGAGAAACCCTAGCCCCAGACATGACGTTAGCGTTGTAGTAACTTGTAGCACGTTGGATTGTGCCACCAACATCAGGAAGCATGTTGAAGGCTGTGCTAACAGCCTGACCAGCCAAAGCAAACCCAGATTTTACTTGGCTGTATTTCATGTTGTTCATGGCAATACGGTTTTGTGTTTCCGTAAATGCCCCAAGATGTTGACTTACAACATCTTTTAGACGTTGACCAACAACCTCCGCACCAAATCGAGCATCCTCGTTAGTGCTAGTTTGTCTATTGCCGCCAACTCCATTACCACGTTGACCATTCCTAGTGGTAGTGGCTTTGATTTTACCGCCAGCACCAGAAGCATGGTTTTCTATGCCTTTAGTAAGAGTATCGACTTCACGAAGTTGCTTAAGAATAGCCGCAAGGTCACCTGAGATGCCTTTGAGACTTTCCGAAACACCTTTTGGTGTGAATGCCATGATTCTTCCTTACAACTTTTTGCTCACTCTGGCTATCTCTAACCAGTTGATACGTTCTCTAGGACTTAGCCCTTGGATTTCTCCAAGAGTCCATCCTTCAAAACTTCTTGTCAATGCCGTCCACTCAGTGAGGAGAGAGTAGTAGTCAGTCAAACTAGAACTGAAACAAAGTTCCGAAACTAATCGGAACTACTACCTTTCCTTCACAGTCAGGACAGGTGACTGAGGTGTCTTCGAATCGTGGTCCAGGGTTTCGTTCAGCGATAGCATCGCCAATCTTGCGACGGTCTACAACTCCAATGTTTTGGACTTGTATTTTGCTCAGAACTGGGTTTCCGTCAATCTCAAGCACAGTCTGCTCAAGAAGAAGGGAAGTCAGTTCTGAAATGTTCTTTTCATCGTTGTTTGCCAACTCACGTGCGGTGATGCCAGTAGGCAAAGAAACGGTGTAAACATGCTTGCGACCTTTTACATCGAAAGTTCTTTGCGTTTTGTCTGCAAGCAACTTGGTCTTGATGTCGTTTAGAACGCTAACTTCAACGTCCTTGTAGTCATCACAACCTGAGCAATAAGACTTGATTTCTGCAGTGTCACCAAAAGTGGCACGATAGATTCCAAGAAGTAGTGCATCTCTGTCACCAGTCAACAGACCGTCTAAAACGCTATCTGTGGCTGGCAAGTTACCGATAGCAACAGTGCCTCGGCTGAGGATAGTCAGAAGCATACGGCTCACGCTTGTAGCACGAGCAATAGCCTCTTCATCCCTACCAGTTAGTTCTCGAACCTCTGCGGTCTTGATGACCTCCCCGTCTGGAGTTATGTATCCAGCGGGGAGAGCCACCAAGGTGTCCGAAGGGGGTGTAAGAGTAGGTTCTGCAACCTCTGGTTCTGTTTGTGCGACTGCCTGACTAATCAGGTCATTTGCTAATGCTGGGTTTTCTCCAGCACTAATAGAGTTTGTAGTCATGTTGTTTTCCTTATGAGGTTAGTTAGTTAGCGAACGGTTTGGCGCTGCCTGTGGTGGTTAAACCTGTTCCCCATTTTACATCGAATCCTTCGTGAACAAGAGTCATCTGCTCAACAAAGATAGCGTTGTCACCTGCGTTTAGGTCTGAGTATGCAACAGCAGTCGGCCAGGTGTTGTAAACGTGGAAGCGCATTGCAACGTGGTCACCAAAAGTTCCGTTAGCACCTTGTGCTTGACCATCGATGTCGCCCGCTGCCTTTGAGTTTGGTACTGGGTGTGATAGCACAGCAATCTCAATGTCACAACGGAAGTTTTGACTTAGAGCCGCTACTGAACCACCGTTCACAGTTGCAAACAAGTGGCGCATCCAATCCCAGTGCTGCTTAGTGCCGAGAACGACACCACGCTGCAAAGTGATAGGTGCAAAGGTAGTCTGACCAGGAATCTGGTGAACAGTAGTGTTGTATCCACCTTCACGGTAAGGGATGCTATCAGTTTGAACTGAAAGACCCGATACCGAGGTGAAGCCAACAACGACCTTCTTTGGCGCATCATTTAGCCATGCTGCGTCAGCAGATACGTGTGGCTTGAAAGTAACCAAGAATCGGAAGTTTCTTATCGGGTCAGTCTCAAGCGTGGAGCGGTTGTTGATAATGGTAGCCATTTGTGTTTTCTCCTTCGGCTAACTATGCAGTCTTTTGACTGAGGTTGATAACAACAAACTCTGCAGGGTATTCAAGAGCCACACCGATTTCGATGTGAACCTCGCCGTTAGCGATTGTTGCTGGGGTGTTGTTTTCTTGGTCACACTTGATGAAGTAAGCCTCTTCAGGAGTGTTACCACGAAGACCGCCTTGGTTGTTGTACTGGTTTAGGAATACGCTAACCGAAGTGATGATTCTTGCCCATAGGTTCTCATCGTTGTTTTCAAACAATGCAAACTGAGTAAGAGATTCAATGTTCTTCTTGATGTAGATGAGAGAACGGCGCATACCTACGTAACGGTTTGGAGTTCCGTCTTGCTTTAGTGTGCGACCACCCATAACTACAGTTCCTGCACCAGGCAAGTTACGAAGAGCGTTGAGTGGCTTGACGCTGCTGTTTAGAGTGTCAAGGTCAGTGGAAGTAAACGCACGCTCAAGAGCGATTGCACCAGTGATGTTGTTCTGTAGACCTGCAGGAGTCTTGAACGGACCAGCCGAACGGTCATTCTGAAGGTATAGACCAGCGACTGCACCAGCAGGACCAATCAAACGTAGAGCAGAACTGCTACGAGCAACAGGGTCAGCAATGTAGTAGTTAGGGTAGTAGACGGCTGCCTGACTTGAAGCAGTGTATGAAGTTGCAGCAGTGATTGCGTTAGCAACGGTAAGACCGTCGTCAGTGTCAACAACAGCAAAACCCATACCTGAGTTAGCCCATGCAATCAAACCATTTAGAACAGTCGTTCCGTTAGTTGCGCCAAGAACCGAAATGATTTCTGGAGCAAAAATAACTAGTGGACGGTCAACTTGGTCAAACTCGCTAGTTCCATTAGTAGCAACGGTTGCAGTGTAGTCAGATGCTACAGGTGCAGTTCCGTCAAGTGACGAACCAGTAAGTGGAAGCAAACCAGCGGTTGGTGCAGTTGAGTTAGTAGAAACAGAGATAGTGATGTAAGCAGAACCTTGGTTTACAACAGTTGCAACGTAGTCAGCAGAAGTGGTGCTGTTGAATACAACGTTGTTGAAAGTTTCAAGAAGGTTGTCGTCAAGAGTAGAACTTGATGTTCCACCAGCAGTGGCTTCTTCCCAAACGTTCAAGTTGTAGTAGTTGGTAACTCCAGTAGCAGCCAACTCAACACGTAGGTTAGTTCCTGATGAACCAGAGTTCTTAGCAGTAACAACAGCAACAGTAGTAGCACCGTTGACAATGTTTACTGAAGCCTTACCAGCACCAGAACCTAGAACACGCTTTACATAAAGTTCGCTACCGCCATTAGCAAAAAACTGGGCGATACCAAACGTGGCAGGGTAAGCAGCATCATAAGTTCCGTAGTTTTTGACAAAGTCATACCACGAAGTGATGCGGGTTACCGCAGATGGACCCTTCGCAAAAGCGCCGATAGCAGCACCTGCAGCGTTTGCAGTGCCACCAACAGCGATTGGCGTAGGGAGAAAACGTTCACTGATGTAAACGCCTGGACGACCGTAGGTCATTTTGTCTCCTTAGATAGATGAATGATTCTTTGGGGTTACGAGTTATGACGAAGTAATAAACGGCTCAACAGACATAAAGTCTGGATTGCCTGGACGTCCATTTGCAGGTAATGCAGATAGGGTATCCAAGTTTACTGATGACACCTTGTATAGGGTTTTTAGTTGACCCTGTGCGACTTCGCTAGAAACTCGCACAGTGACATTGTTTACGAACAAACGTTTTGCTTGTTCGGTGACATCTCTTTTAGAAATGTCTAAGACATCCATACGACGGACAGTGCCATCGTTTAGTTCTAGGATGCCAAATCTGAAAGGCAACTTTTCAAAAGTAAGTTGCGTAATAATCTCACGGTCATGACGAGGATGACGAGAGTAACTGGTCACCTGATAGTCAATGCTTACTGGGATAGGTAGGTTATCTTTGTAAGCCTGATTAGACAAAAGGTCACCAGGGTTACGATAGTCAGCAACTTCACCATAGCCACGCATCTCTCGTTGAACATCTTTCTGGACGTCAATCAAATCAATAGTGACGTATGGGTAACGCTGTTCACGAAGTTCTTGGTCAGGTTGACCAAACCATACTCCAACAGGTCGCTCCGTAGAACTTCCGTCAGCCTTCTGGTCATGAACAACCATGCCCTGTAGGTGTTCACGAAGCGCTTGGTCTTCATCTAAAAGGAAAGTCATAGGTGACCACCAATCTGACGAACAAGGCTAGTTAGCATTGCACGTTCTGCTTGGCTAGTGTCATTGCCAAAGTTACGGACTACAGCAGTCGGACGTGTACGCTCATCACCGTATTCATGGAATAAAGCAGCATCGTGGTGGTCTGGGTGAACAACAGTAGAAAATCCCTTACCGTCATAAGTGACGTGGGTGTTGTTGATGACGTCTGGATGCCAACCTGCATGGTAGGCGTGACCACGTAAGTCAGCAGTCATGAATGATGCTGCTGCGTGGGCTGCGTTATGCGCTGCGTCTATAAAATGCTTCACTGCTTTTTGCCTAGCGATTTGGGTTGTGCGAACTTGCCATTGACGTAACCTGCTGCATACAGAGCCACAATCTCCTCTTGGCGGTTGTTCACACGAACACCAGTAGCACCACGGATAAACTCTTTACGTTCATCGAAGTTCTGGTAGTCGTTGACCCTATCCCACCAAGGTTTGAAATCCTTAGCATTCATTCGCAAAATCCCCAATCGAGGCGGCAGTATCTACAGCAAGTAGGAGACAATCCGCACGGATTGCCACATCTCTAGAGTAAAGAAAAAGCCTGCACTTGGCAGGCTAAATCTTATTTTGTTTGTTGTGGAAGACTATTTCTTGCCCTTGATTTTCTTGGCAAGAGCGTTGTCCTTCTTGGTGTCTTCGGCTCTGGACATAGGTTTCTTGTCCATCTTCTTATCCGCCTTCTTGAACTTAGCCTTCTGAGCAGGGGTCATGCCCTTCATGCTCTTCTTGTCTTGCTCTTTATCTGACTGTGCCATTACTTCTTCTTTCCTGCCCGTCGTTTGTTTTCCTTAGCGACATTGTCGCTTTTCTTCATGGTTCGAAGATTGGACTGACGGTCATCGTTGTGGTTGTTGTTTTTGTGGTCAACGTCTTTATCCTTGCCCACTTTGCCGTGCTTATCTTCATAATCAGCACGAGCCTTATTTTTGGAAGTGGTGTGCCACTTACCATCTTTGCCCTTGGTCTTATAGACGTAAATAGGGCGTCCGCCATTAGCCTCAGAACCCTTATACGGTCCAAACTTCTTGGTCTCAGCCATTCCTTTTACCTTTACCAATCTCAGGGTGTTTCTTGTGGTAATCCTTAGTAGCCTTAACACCCTGCTTGATAGTCTTAGCACCAGCAAGTTTGGTGAGGTTCATGCGTTCTTTTTTACCTGATTTGCTGTTTTGCTCAACAATGATGTCGCCTTTTTTACCAGCCCCACGGTCTTCTTGTTTCTTAGTGACCGTGTGCTTCAACCCACCAGCAGTTACCTTTGCCATTACTTCTTCTTAGCCTCAAGACGCTTATGAATAGCCGCAGCCTTCTTCTTAGCGTCAGCCTTAGAAGACGCTCCCCAAGCCTGCAGGCTTAGTAGTAGGCGAGTAGGTTCTCCGTTAGGCTTGTGTTCAGGACCTGGTGACCCACCCATGCGAGCAAGGAATGAAGCACGACGAGGGTTATCCCCAGACTTTACAGGTGCTTTCAAATCAGAACCAGGGTGCGATTTCTCGTATGACTTACGCCCCTTCTCGTTCAACCCGCCTTTAGCGTTCTTACCAGATTTCTTTTGCCATGCTTCACTTGCCACTCTTCTTTTTCCTTCCAGCCGCCATGTTGTCCACCAAGTTAGGGTATGGACGACCAGCAGCCTTAGCACGAGCCTTTGCTGAAGACTTCTGACTCTTAGACAGAGGCTTGTCTTTTTTAGTTGGGTCTGGTTTCTCCCAGACTTTCTTTTCTTTAGCCATTACTTCTTTTCCTTGAAGTTCATGATAACACGAGGGTCACTGTAAACGTCAGGGTATGGATTTGGTTTTGACTCATAGCCCAACCAGTTTTGAACTTTGTTCAATACCTGATGCCATTTAGGGACATCTAACTGAACCATGTCATTGTAGGAATAGTTAGTGCGCTTCTTACCTGTGTAATCTTCAACAGGAGTTCTGTAAACTTTTTTCACTTCTTAGCCGCCTTTACTGTTTTCTGGGCGTCGCCCTTGATTTCTTCTTGTTGCTTGAACAAAAGTTCTTTTTTCTCACGGTCATGTTTTGCTTCAAGTTCCGTAAGTTGTGCCTGATGGACATCCTTACGGACGTTGCCACGCTTGCTTAGGAATCCACCCTTACCTCCGTTAGGAAGTGGGGCAGGTGCTAGTCGGGTATTAGTTTTACTTGCCACGTTTACCAGTAACTCCATACTTCTTCTTGACGTTTTTAGACGCTACGTCATGTTTGCCCTTAGCAATAGTGCCTTTGCTGTAGTCCTTGACCACACGCTCGGCTTTACCATTCATGTCTTTAGGGTTTTTTATGTTTGCTTTTTTTGGCATTTCGCTTCACCTTCTTAGGTAGTTTTCCTTCAGGAGTATGTGCTTCCCACTCCTTAGCCATCTCTGGCTTATTTGTATACATCCATGCTCTTTGGGCTTGTGATAGGAAAGGCATTAGTTTCCTGCCATGATGACCCAGTAAGTTCCATTGCTAACTAGAGTCGCCCATTTACCTGCTGTAGCACCAGAGAAAAATCCATTTCCAACGCCAGAACCGCTAATAGGCACTACGTTTGATGTGGCTGAGGTAACTACGCCAGTGCTATTAGTTTTGAAGTTTAGAACACGACCAGTGTATGAAGAAGCGGTTGGTAATGTGACCGAAATCGATGATGCGGAGTTAAAAATAACAAACGTGTCAGTGTCTAAAACAGTGTAAGTGGATGCAGTAATAGGAGTAGTGACAGCCGCTACAGCATACTTTCTGTAAGAAGTTACGCTAAGAATAGGGGTAGTAACTGTTCCAGTAAATGTTGCACCTGTAGTATCTACCAAAGTTTTTGATGATGGAATAGTAGTTCCGTTTACAGTAGCAACGTTAGGCAACGAAGTGATGCCAGTTGGTAGGGAAGTAGCACCAGTAGTTACTAAAGTTGAACTAGAAGGAATAGTAGTTCCATTGATACTAGTGGCTGTAGCCACACCAAGGCTTGGGGTAGTAAACGTAGGAGATAACAAGTTTGCTTTCAAATCTAAAGCAGTCTGTTGTGCAGTAGAAACTGGTTTTGCTGTGTCAGCAGTATTGTCCACATTACCCAAGCCAACCATGGCTTTAGTAATGCCAGATACAGTTCCTGTAAACGTAGGAGAAGCAAGAGGCGCTTTCAACGCTACGGTAGCAGTTAGCGTAGTGGTGTTACCGTCAAGGTAATCAAGGGCGGTGTTTAGAGTTGACCCCCAGTTGATTTGCCCAATGGTTGGTTTTACAAGTGGCATTATTACGCTCCATACTCATTCTCGCCATAGCCGCCTGCGCCATAGCCTAGTGGGGATAACCTACGTTCAGCGATTACTGGCGTAGCATACTTTTGGAACTGTGGGTCATTCACAAGTTCTTCAGAGTTCATTTGATTGCAGTCAATCGTAATAACCGCATAACGGTTACCGAATGAGCCACGAGGCAATACACGTGTAGGCACAAATACTTCGTTTTTGTAAACAATACGGTCTTTGATGTGTGCGCTAGGGTTTACCAGCAAATCAGGAAGTAGACGTTCGGCATCGCCCACGTTTATGACTATCCGTAAGGTATCCGTCACGTAGTAACCACGTTCGTTCATAAAGTTTGTAGAACGAATAACTTGAGCCATCAAAGTAGGCATAGCAAATGGAAGCATCCATCTGCGACCCATGCCTACGTTAGAACTAGACACATCGTAGATAGGGTCAACAATAGTGTTGTAGTTTTCGTTTAGGTAGTATTCCTGCCAACGAAACCAGTCAACTTCTTGACCAACAGTACCACCTAAGTCTTCGCCAATGCCCTCATACATGGACTTGGTTTCATAGTCTAGGTTGAACCTACCTTGGAGTTTTGCTCCACGCATAGTTACCTGCCTTCTAGGACAGCAATGCGGGTTTCTAGAGACTCAATCTTGGCGACAGCCTCCTGCAAAGCAACAGTAAGTAGCGGAACAACCTTACCTAAGTCAACGCCTTGGTAGTCTGGGTTGTTGTCTTCATCAACACCGTCTTTAGTTCCAGTAACAGCAATAGGAACTACTTCTTGTAGTTCATGAGCAAGGAAACCTTCGTGGTCAGTGTCTGCGCCAATAAAGTTAAATGTAGATGGCTTCAACTGTTTTAGGCGGGCAATACCACCAGTCAATGGTTCAACGTTTTCTTTTAGACGGTAGTCAGAAACTGTTGAGAAAGTTACACCAGAACTTGTTAGCGAGATGCTTCCTCTTACACCACCAGTGCTGGTAAAAGTCTGTAGGTATGCAGCCGTCGAGGTGTTGCTAGTTACGTAATACTCCATACCAGGCGAACTAGTAGTGGTAGTCGCTAGAGATGCAGTAATCGAACAGAAATAAGACGCACTAGCCCTTCCAGAGTAAACTCCAGGAGCGTTAGTTATTGTTCCAGTACCAGCCGTTGTGCTGTTACCGTAGAACTCGATTGTTCCGCCAGTGTATGACAAAGTAAGTCCAGTTCCAACAAAACTGCCACCAGTAATAACACCGTTTGTAGCAGATACATCCGAGCCAAAACTTGCACTGCCGCTTGAGTTTATTTGGAATAATGTTGCACCACCATTAGTAAATACGGAGAGATAAGGGGCAAGTTGGCTGGCGTTACCAGTAATGTGCAGTGGGATGTTTCCCGTTCCGTTGCTGACAACAGTCAACGAACCCAGACCAGTAATGTTGGTTAGTGCAGAGCCACCAAGAGTTGCGGTGCTGTTTCCAATGGTTACAGAAGAACTTAGAAGTTTGCTAACGGCTATAGAACCAGCAAGCATGGTGTTGGTGACTGTGCCAGTGTCTGCAACAGTAACCGCTGTGCCAGTAATCTTGGTTTTGGTGATTGAACCAGCCAACATAGCGTCAGTAACTGTTCCAGTATCGGCAACGGTTACTGCAGTTCCAGTAATCTTAGTTTTAGTAATCGAACCAGCAAGCATGCCATCGGTAACTGTTCCAGTGTCACCAGTAGTGATTAGAGTTCCAGTAGTGGCAGGCAAAGTAGCAACAGTGCCTGTTCCTGCAACAGCAGCAGCCTTTAGTTGCACAGAACCAGAAGTAGACCCTGGGAAAGTAACTGCAGTGATACCAGTCAATGCAAGGTTGGCTGATGCACGAGCCAAAGTAATAGCAGTAGTTCCCACATAAGTTGTGTAACCGTTCAAACCAGTTGACTGAACATAACTGTTGGTATCAAGCGCCCAAGTATTTGCTGCAGTCTTAGATAGCAGACCAGTAGTTCCAGCCAAAGCCGCAATAGCGTCAAGGTCAGCGTCCCATGCCTGAACAGTAGTTCCAATCGAACCAGAACCAAGAACGGTGGTAGTGTCAAGACCCCAAACCCCAGAAGTCTTTTTTAGGTAACCATTAGTTCCAGTCAATGCGGCAATAGAGTCAAGGTCTGTATCCCAAGCCTGCACGGTAGAACCGATAGCGCCTGCAAGTAGATAAGTTTCGTTAGCCAAAGTCCATGTGTTGGCTGCAGTTTTTTTCAGATAACCTGCAGTGGCTGTCAAAGCACCAATAGCCTGTAAGTCAGCGTCATAACCTTGAACCGTAGAACCAATAGTGGTAGAGGCTAGGTAGGTAGTTCCGTCAGAGGTCAGGTTACCGCTGGCATCAACTTTGACAAAACCTGCAGTGCCTGAAGATAGAGCGCCAACTTTAGTCAAAGAAGAGTTGACTACAGTTGACTTTAGAGTAGTTCCTGTAAGAGTAGTGGCATCAGCAGTAACGGTGATGTCTGCAGACCCGTCAAAAGATACGTTATTGATTAGACGGGCAGTTTCAAGAGTGGTTGCTGTAGCAGCCTTCAAGAAACCTAGGCTGTTCCATGCAAGTGACCCATCACCAACTTTTAGGCGTTTATTGGTGGTATCAAAGCCAAACTCTCCAGCAGCCAAGGTAGGGTTAGTGCCAGACCAGTTAGTCGCAGTGTCTCTGCGCACCTTGATAGTGGTTTGTACAGCCATGGAAATCTCCTAAAGTCTTCTTTTATTTTAGGTCTAATGAGCCTGAGAAGTAAGGCTAACTATGCCCAGTTACCAGCAATAAGTGTGCTAGTTGATGTTCCTATTTTTTCAACTTCAAACCAAGAACCAGCCTGCATAACTGCAGATGATGATGTCGCCGCCGTACAAATAAACTGTGGGGTAAACGTTGAAGCCAAAGTTGCGTGGCTAATAAAATAACCTTCAATCTCTGTAACCCAAGTTCCAGCAGCAGACTGAGAAGGAACAATAGTTGTTGCTGTGGCAACTGATGAAACACCTTGTTGAGTAATGGTTGTTCCAGCGGTTTGAGGGTAAGTTTTGAAAGAATACTTTATTGACTGAGGTGCGTTGCTAAATCCAAAAACAATGTTGATTGCTCCAGCAGTTGCCGAATAAGTAAACGAAGAGTAGTATTTTGCTTTAAAAATGTAGAGTTTGACTGCTTCTAGCGAAGACAGGACGTCATTTGCCGCAGCAAAAACGCTTTGAGTTGTGTTTGTAGATGCTGTCGAGTTAGCCAAAGAAAATACAGAGTGTATTGCTGGGATGCGACCAATACCAGTAGAGTTTTGAAAACCTGCAAAAGTGTTTCCAGTGTTTCCGCTATAGTTAAACTGACCTTGAGCATTAACTGCACCTGCACCAGCAAAGTTTAGGTATAAACCAGAAAGACCGATTACTCCTGGGCTATTGTTTGAAGTCCAAAGACTTCCATCCCAGTAAATAGTGCCTGATGGCACGGTCATAGTGTTACCACTTCTACCAAGGTTTACTACATCAGTACCAGAGTTAGTTCCAATGTATACTGCACCATTACCGTTAGAAGCAGAACCAGTTCCACCATCAATGTAGACCGTTCCGCCAGCACCCTGAGAAGTATTACCATTACCAGCGGCAATAGTTATGCTTCCACCAGTAGTTATTCCTGAAGTATTTGTTGAGTTTCCGCCCTTTATAGTGATGCTTCCACCAGTTGAACTGGCGCTAGTAGTGTTACCGCCAAGTAGACTCAGTGAAAATGGACTAGCGGTTGCACCAGTATTACCACCTATAGTAACGTTTCCTGTAATAACTGAAGCAGCGGTGGTTTGATAGTTTCCAATGTAACCTAAAGAGCCAGCACCTGCGGCAGCCCACGAGATGACGCCAGCACCGTTAGTTGATAGGAAGTAACCGTTAGTTCCACCAGAACCTGCGATAGTTAGTGTGCCGTTTAGGTCAATGTTATTGAGAAACTTTGTAGTCATAGACTAATCCTAGCCAGTGATTACAAGGGTGTAGTTGCTCAACGTGGTAGAAGCACTAGCAAAAGTAGCCACAACTGCAGAAGTAGTAGCGGTAATGTCACATTCTACAAGAGTTGCAGTAGAAGTAGAGGTGTCATACACCTGTGCAACCACAAGGTTCGTTGACCAAGTGTTTGTCCAAGAAATAGTTGAACCAGTACCCGTTCCAACCTGTGTAGCCTTACGAGCAAGCGTTCCGCTTGTAGGAAGAGTTACGTTAGTTGTAGCGGTGGCAGTAAGGGTTGTAGAGAACGCACCTGCAGTAGCCAGTGTGCTTCCGTTTACTACGGTTAAAGTTCCAGTAGACGAGGTAACTGTAAGACCGTTGATGCTCTTGTTAGTCAGTGCTTCTGAACCTGCTAGAGTGGCAAGAGTTCCAGTAGTAGGAAGCGTGATGTCTGTGTTAGCAGTGGCACGGAAAATCTGAGAGAATGCACCAGCGTGTTGTAGAGTTCCAGCCAAGGTAATGGTGTTTGAACCGTTGTTTACACCAGTTCCACCATAGGTAGCACCAACAGTACCGCTAGTAATAAGCGAACCAGCAAGGTTTCCAATAGTCACAGCACCAGTACCGCCAACAGAGAACTGTGCTGATGGGAATGACGCAATACCAGCAACTGTAGTGCTTGCGTAAGGAACAGCACCTGCACCAGAGAACTGAGTATAAGCAATGCTGTCAGTGCTAATCTTTACAGAATACTTAGTAGATGCACCAGAACCAGTAGTTGCAGTTCCCTTAGTAGTTTGAACCCACTGAGTTCCACCGTAAGTACCACCAGAAATAATGTATACAAGGTCACCAGCAGCAAGGTCACCAAAGATGCTGTTGTCAGCGTCAGTAGCACGAGTCAAGACTGCCGCTGTTCCAACAGCACCAGCAGTAGTAACTACATAAATACCGTTAGCAATCGCTGGAGTCCAAGTTGCTGGACCGCTGCTTACACCACCAGTAATAAGAACACGGTCACCAGCCGCAAAAGTTACTGGGCTGGTTGAGTCCGAAGAAGTCATAACACCAGTAGCGGTGTAAGTAATGGTTGCACCAACACCTGTACCACCATCACCAGGAGGGTTAGCAGTAGTGCTACCAATGGCGTAAGTACCTGTGATTGAAGTGGTTACGATACCAACTACAGCATCGTGAACGTTGATACCCTGAGCAACGTTGTCGACGTAGTTCTTAGTAGCGGCGTCCGTTGAAGCCGTAGGGTCAGCAACGTTAGTTACACGGTTGCTACCCATTGTGATTGTCTGAGATGAAGCAACAGCCAAACCGTTTAGAGTTCCAACGCTAGTAAGAACAGATGCGGTTGAAGCGCTAGTAAGGAATGAACCTGAAGAACCAGTTACAGAAATACCGTTGATGCTAGTAATGCTGGTGGGAGTGGCACTCAAACCAATGGTGATACCAGAAGTTCCACCGTCCCAAGTAGTTCCAGAAGAAAAGGCTAGGTTTCCACCAGAAGTCAAACCAAGAGTATTAGTAGTGCTTGCCTTGATAGTAATCGGACCAGAACCGTCAAAGTTTACTGTGTTGATTGCACGGGCAGTCTGAAGAGCAGTAGCAGTTGCAGCGTTACCAGTGATAGAAAGACCAGTAATGCTTGTGACTGAACCGCTGATGTTACCTAGAGAAACTGATGTGCTACCTAAGTAGAACGAACCACCACCAGTAGAGATGGTCTGCCAGCCAGTGTTGTCACGATACTTTAGGACGTTCAGCGTAGAGTCATACTGAATACGACCAGAACCAGTAAGGGCGTTGATAGAAGTGGTAGAAAGGTTACCAATAACAGCGCCTTGAAGTTCAAGACCATTCAGGTTGATTGGGGTTAGAAAGTTACGAGCCATTTACATTCCTAAGATAGATAAGCAAAGCCTGTAGTGGCAATGCCAAAAGTTACAGTGACAGTGTTTAGGGTCGGGTAAGTAGTTTCACCCTCGATAACGAATCCAGTTACGTCAGTAGTAGTGACGTTGGGATAAATACCCAAGTTATGTGTAATGTTCCAAGTAGAGGATACCGTATTTTGGGTATGGACATACGACATACTTGAAGGTCCAGCAGGTCCAGTTGCTCCAGTTGCTCCAGTATTCCCAACAGGTCCGACAGGTCCAGCAGGTCCAGTTGCTCCTCGTTGACCAGGAACTCCAGGTAGCAAACTGATGTCGATTTCTTGCCAGTCAATGTCAGGGTCAACCGTTTGAGGCGGAGTAGTCTGACCTTCAACTGGATAGTCATTTGGGTTATACGCTTGCTCCCTATTAGGGATTAGCGTCACATCCTTCTCAGGATAAATGGGAGCGTTAGGGTTTATACTCACAGAACTACCGTGCTTACTGGGTCAGTAAAGAAGTTTCCACCCTTGATTTCTTCCTGTGCGCTCGTGTAAGCGTCGACCATAGACAACGACCAGTAGGTGCGTTGCGCCACAGTAAGTGTCTGGTTCTTAGTCAAAGACAAAGTAAACGTGTAACTCTTAGACGCATTAGTCTCAACTTGCCCAGTCAAACTGGTAAGTGCTAAAGCAGTGGTGGCTGTGGTGGTGATAGTAAACGTTGTGCCAGTAGGGGTAGCATTACCGATTGTGTAAACACCATTCACAGTGTTGTCTACGTTAGTAATCGCTACAGAAGCACCTGTAGTTAGCCCGTGAGCGGCACTAGTAGTCAACGTCACAGTTGTGCTACTAGCGGTTCTAGAAGCCGCTGTAATAACGTCAGTGCCTGTAGTAGCAACGCTTAGAGCAAACGCTTGAGCAACTTGAACAGAGCCACGTTGAGTCAGCAAGTTAGCAATAAAGTATTTACCTGCGTAGTTACCAGTAAGGTCAATCGCTGTGCTGAATGAGCGACCAGCATAAGCAGTGAGGTCGCCACCTTCCGTGGGCCAGGGGATTTGAACATCACCATAAGTAGGCTTCTCCAAATGCACACGCTGAGGAAATGAGCGGTCATCCACTTCTTGAGGACGGTAAACAGGGACATAACGTCCAGTCATCTTAGAGATACGGCGAAGCGTAAAGATGTCAACCTTGTACATGCCGATACCCAACTGCATACACAGTTCACGGTATTGCTGCTTACGGACATCAATCATTTCCATCAACTGACGGTAACGAGACGAACGAGGGATACTTACGCCATCAGGGGCTTGGATGTCAATGTCAAAAGACGCATCTGTTGCAAGCGTGTATAACGCCAAAGTCACAGCGTAGATAGCAACAGGGTATTCCTCCATAGTAGGGAGGTTGTCGACAGTAATGTTTCGACCAATAGGGTCAGTGTGGTGGGCAGTGTGTTGTTCTAAAGCAGTGCCTACTAGAGTGCCAACTTCAGTGGCAGTGAAATAGCGGTAATAAGTTCCACTAACTAAAAACTCAGTTCCATCAGCAGGAACTGTATCCATTACGAGAACTCCAGTGGATTCCTCTACGGATGCGCTGTCGGATACCTCAACTCCGTTAGCAAACACACGAACACCTGAACCATCCAAAGGTGCATAGTGCAACTTGAATCGGTTAGTAGTTCCATCTGCCACGAACTGGGTTACAAATGATTTGCCAAGGTCGCCAAGTTCAACTCTTACCTTGTCAACAAGACTAGTTAGCGTAGCCATGAGACCTCCAAAATCTTCTCTTCTATGTTCTCTTGTATTGCTTACAAATACAGTGCAAACACAAAGTCCGTCCTGCTAGGAGGAGGGCGGTTACCAGCAGGACGGACAGTCTGTGTGTGACGACTATTACTGTCGCCAGATGTATCCCAAGTCCTGCAGGTAATCTGCTAGGTCACGGGGAACGGAGTACTTGACTCCAGCCTTGAAGGTGTAGGTGTTGCCGACTCCGTAAGTCATGTCTTCAATGTCTTGGTGAGTCCTGATGACTACCTTGTCATTGTTTACAGAAACTCCGACCTCTTCAATCTCATCAATCAAGATTGGCTGGTCTGGTTTCTTAGGGTCGAATACTGCTGTTTCTAGCAGTTCTTCTTCAGCAGCACGGGAGATAGAAATCTCATCCTTACGCTTCTGAAGTTCTGCAGCATTCTTTTTTGCTGCGTCTTCTGCTGCACGACCTGTTGCGTCCAGCGGACTAGTTGGGTTATTTGCCACGGTGTATTTCTCCTTGTTAGGTTTTTAGTTATTTGTTTGTTGTGGGGGACGGAGCGAACTCCGCCCCCCAGCAACGAGGGCTATTAGTTGGTGTAAACCTTCACGATAGCCTGGTCGGTGATAACACCGAGACCCCAGATTGCGTACCATGCTAGTGCGTGTTCACGACCGAAGTCTAGGACACCACCGTCACGGAGTTCAACTGGAAGTGAGATAGCGTGACCGAATGCGTTGTCACCAATCATGATTGACTCGTAGACGTCCTTTGCAGGAGTAGTGCCATCAGCACCACCAGCAGGGTTAGGAGAAGTCGAGCCAGTAGGGTTACCACCAGAACCAGGAGCGGTGTTAGCCTTTACAGGAACACCAGTCTGGTCTGCAGGAGCGCCAGTAATCGAGGTGTAGTCGATAGCGGTTGACTGTGCAAGCAGACGAGTCTGAGTGGTCTCGATGAATACGACGTCGTATAGACGACCGATTTCACCAAGCATGAAGTTACCTGGGGCAGCGTACTTGGTTACTTCGATGAACTCTGGGTTCGAGCGAAGGTCACGAGACTGCTTAGGGTGGATGAACTGTACGTAGGTCTCACCGATTCTAGGAATGTTCTTAGAAGCAAGGGTAAGAGCAGCGTCCTTGATTGCACCAGTGGTCAACTTGAAGTTACCAGTTAGGTCAGACAACTTAGTTCCAACAGTTCCTTCAGCGTAAGTGTTGAAGGTGGTTGAAGCCGAGAAGCCAGAACGGTCGTAACCATAAACTGCCGAAGTAGCAGCAGATAGGGTGTTACGAGCCTGCACGTCAAGATACTGTGCCATGTGGCGACCAAGTAGACGTGAAGCAGAAGCCATGATGTCGTCGAACGAAGCGTTCAGTAGCAGTTCAGAAACTGCAACTGCATAGCCGTGTTCAGCAACGGTGATAGCAATCTGCTCTGCGGTCAGAGCGTTGGTGGTCATACGTACACCTTCGGTTAGTGGACTTGGGTCCACTGCGAAGTTCTTGTAACGTAGGAAGTTGACACGTAGACCTGGTGCAACACCAAGTTCGGTCTTCTTCACTGCGAACTGCTCAAAGCGAAGAATAGGCATCGCCTGGAACAGGATTTCTTTAGACCAGATGGTCTGGATTGCTTGGCTCAACTGTGAGTTTGAACCTGAGTATGCGGTAGGGGCGGCAGCAAGTTGCCCCGAACCAGTTATAGCAGAACCTGCCATGATTTGCTCCTTTCAAGAGCGTTTGTTAGTTGGGGATTATCCGAACAAGCCCTGTCCACTGTTAGTGCCACTGCTCAAAAGTTTCGAGCGGTTCTTTGCATAATCTGCCATAGACATCTTAGAGATGTCGTTAGGCGAATACGAAAGTGATTCCGAATCGTTATCGAGGGGTCCAGAGGCAGGCATTGTTATTTTAGTGCCTACCATTTCTTTCCGACTCTGCTGTGCGGCTGCACTCACTGAATCAAAAATCTGAGCAGATTTCTCTTTTAGTTTCAGGATGCTCTGCTCGATTTCATCCTTAGAGTCCCCAGCAATCATGTCAATGAGTTCTGGGATGATGCTCTCTCGCTCTGCCTCAAGTCTCTGCTGGCGATACTGCTGCAACTCTTGGAACTCACGTTCACGTTCAAGGAGGGCAAATGCCTTCTCTCGTTCCTGACGTTCGTTCTCAAACTTTGCAGCCCATTCCTCTTCCTTCTTTAGAAGGAGAGATTTGGCATCGAGTTCAGCCTCTTCTTGGGCTTTCTTTTGAGCATTGGCTTCTGCTTCACGAGCGGCACGATTTGCCCGACGTTCTGCTTCTTTAGCCTCACGCTCTTGCTCCCTCTGACGAAGGAGTGCGAGTTCCTCTTGTAACTTCTCTACCTGTGGGTAAAGTTTTGCCTTCTCCTGAGAACGTGCCTTCTCGATGTCATCGGAGGTGTACTGGGGTTGGCTCTTCACGTCTTCCACGGTGTTTTCAGTTAGCGGGAGGGGTTCAGTAGTTTCTACTACTTCTAGATTTTCATCCATGTTGATTCTCTTTTCATTCTATGGGTCGTTTTCCGAGTGCCTTGCGGCGTGTCACATGACCTTGTCAGTTGTTACATAGATAAGTTCACCAAAGTTTTGTGAACAAATCTCTATAAACTCAATGATTTCATCAAGTTTTTTTAGTCCTTGTCAACAGCACGACGCTGCGGAAGTTTAGTTCCGTAGGCGGCAGTAACAAGTTTTTCTCTGACAGCGGCTTCGCCCTGCAACTCAATGGGGTTAGCATTGGTGTCAGGGTTTGCTTGGCTCTCAGGAGTCTGTGGTCCGAGGATACCATCTCCAAGGACATCTCCGTCGCCCAACATAGTTGGGTCCATAGGCATGGCTGTTCCGTCAGGTCCAGCCATCATGCCAGTCAAGTCCATAATCTCTTTTTGAATCTGAACCTTGACTAGGCTCAAAGCACCATCCGCCTGAGCGTCGTCAATAAGTTCTTGACGAATCTCCTCAAGTTTGAGGTCAGGGAACTCTTCACCCAAAGCACGCAAAGCGCCAACCTTAGACTCAAGTCCCATAGAGACTTTTTGTTGCAACTCATTGAGAAGCACCAGTTTGTCTAGTGGAAGTGGTGACGGGAAGTGTGCGTAAGTTAGGTATGTCAAAGCATCGTTAGGGTCAAGTTGGGTAAGTTGACCTTCTTTGAGCGGACCGTCCTCTTCAGGATTCCACATGAGAGTCTGCGGTTCTTTTACCGCCAAAGTAAGAATCACCAGTTCGTTGATTCGCTCTAGACCCTTACCGTAAACCGATACTTTTTGTGACCAGCGGTTCATCAATGGCTGATACTGAATCGAAAGAGCAACACCAGAAGTGTTTGCGATTGGCTGAGTCTGACCCAGAGCAGTCTCTGGGATGTTCATCAGTTCGTGCATCGAACGCTTCAGTGATTCAAGATACTGCAAAGCACCCTGAATACCTGATGCTCCACCTTCAAGGTTGAAAACCTGTGAGTCTTTTGGAAGACCACCCCAAACCTTCTTTGCGCCCTTTTCAAGGTTCTGAATCTTTGCACCAACGATAACCGTAACTGGAGATGCGTGGTAGTTGATGATGTCTGCGATGTCCGTAGAGATTTCGTTATACGAACGGTTCACAGCGATAATGTCGTGAGCATCCGACAGACCCCAAGGAGAACCAGCAACTGGAACGTTTGGAATGTGGATAACAGGAATCAAACCTAGAGGATTTGGACGGCTATCAATAAGTTCGTCGTTGACATACTCTTCTATAATGTCGTCCGTAAGAATCTCCGTGTAAGTAAAGACCTGACGAGTTCCTTCAAGTGAAGTTCCCCAGAAACGATACTTCTGCTTGAATCTAAGCAGACGGGTTCTGTCATGTGGGTGGAACTCTGGGAAACACTGTGCAGAGTTCATTGGAAGAATGCGGACACGACCTGGGTGCATACGACCAATGGCATCCTGCCATGGCTCTTCATACGCAACCTTGACGAATGCGTCACCAGTGATGCCACCGCTCTGAGCAACCTCTAGCAAGATTTTCATCTTGTCGTTGTCGATTTCCCATACACGTTCTAGACGTGCAGGAATGATGGCTTCAGTAAGTGCTGGGCTGCGGAAAGCAACGCCTTTACCAAAAGTAAAACGTGCTAGATAGTCTAGGAAGGCACGGTAGTAGTTGAGCGAAATCTGCATTTCGCCTTGCTCACGTCTATAGCCCCAATGGTGACCTAGATACATTGCCCAGTTTAGGGAGTAACGATTTAGACGTGGACCGTGAACCTCAAACTCTTCATCAGCAAGTTCCACCAAACCCAAAGGGGAAATGGAAATAGTGAGGTCTGAGGATGCCGCCCTATAACTGGGAGGCGAAAAGTCCATGAATGACATTTAGTTACTTATCCTCATGTTTCTTTTTTCCGCCCTTTTCGTCTTTGCCTTTTCGAGACTTCTCAGCCTCTTCACGGCGCTTATCTTGAAACTTTTTTGACATGGTCATTTTTTTGCGGTCAGCCGCAGTGGTTACAATAAACTTACCACCATGCTTTACATACTGCTCATGAACCCAGTGCGATGCACCTGGGTTAGGGTAGTTTGAATACTTTGCCTTAGCCTGCGCAACAATCATCGCCCATAGTTTGACGTTTGCTGGTTTACTTGCCATCAGGGTCTCCTCCGTGACCGAAAGCCACCCACACCATGAGATAGGTGCGGGGTGACTTTACGGATAGTTTACTACTAGTCGTTTACGACTGTTGGGTTTAGACGCATGGTGCGTCCACCCGAAACCAACTTGGTTTCAACAATCTGCTCTGCGTAGTTCGAGAATGAACCGTGAGCAAACTCGCCAAGATAGGTTGGTGCTTCAATCCAAGCAGCCGAACCTACGTGCGCACGCTCAGAGAGCGTCTCTTCGGCAGGCTTCTGCCAAACAGGTGCATTGCGGTTAGGACGACCTGGTGCGGCTGCAAAGCCGCTCATTACGCCTACCTGAAAATCACGAGGCACGTCAGTGTCAGTTGCAACGCCTTCTTCGAAACGCAGTGGACCACGGCGCTCTAGGTTGTCGGCAATCTTACGTTCGTAAATCTGTGGTGACTTCTCAGGGAAGGAAGGGACTGGTGCGATACCCATGGGGGACTCCTTTTGTAAGGTACGGAAACTGTACAGTATTTCCACTTATGAGTTTCCTAGTTTTTCGGACTAAAAGAAGGCTGAACTAAAACTTTTTAGAAGAACATGTTTGAAGCCACTTCGACAGTAGGCATCACTAGGCTCTCTGTCAAAGAGCAGGCAATAGCCAAACTGTCGACATAGTCATCGTGCGCATACGCCTCGTCAGGGGCTGCAACCATAAAGTTCGGTCCTTTGTATTGGACTTCAGCGTCAGTCATTTGCTGGTAGAAACGTTTCCACACACGTAGACGACGAGTCTTAGCGTGTGCAGGGAACGTCAACGATTTACGTTGAATCAGTGCCTGCAAATGCTTGAACCTCTTAGACTGTTCAGTCTGACTTGAGGTTAGGGCTATAACTTCTGCACGAGGCAAAAGAATCTTTAGACGTTGGGCAACTGCGTCACCGACACCGTTACCGTCTACACCAACTGCCAACACGTCATAGTTGGACAGGAAGTTGACTATCTGGAAGTATTGTTCTTCCCAGTCGTCGCCTTGTAGTTCAAGCCAGTTGAGGACTCGATGGTCATAATAGCCAAACTCATCGGGGCGGTCCCAGTCCACCCATACAACTGTGACAATAGTGGAGTCCATCTTACGAGCAGGGTCGACTCCGACCACAACGGGCGTGTTATGCCAGACCTTGACAAGTTCTTGTGAAGTGTCACCAAGGTCATCCATGACTCCTGATGTGACAAACATGCCTCGTTCAAGAAGCCACTTGCAGTTATACGACATTTGAAACTCATCGGAATCTTCTCCAATACGCATCATTTCTTTTTTGATGAACTTGTTATAGTTTTCGTTGACCTTAGCCACGTCCCGCCAGTCCCACTGGAAGTGGTTCTGTCGAGCCTTATTGCCTGTCTGTCGACGTTTGTTCAACTGAATCGATTTGTAGAAGTTGTTTTTACTGGTGGTAGGCGTTCCCGTCTTCACCATTGTTCCAGCGTAATAAGCCATCATCGGGGAGATTGACTTTGCAACCACAAAGTCATCGGCTTCTTGACACTCGTCAATAACTACAAGGTGGAACGACTTTGATTCAATCTTTGCTCGTGGGTTAGCAGTCATCATTGTCAGCGTTGACCCAGAGTTACGAAGCCTGATTTGTCGAGTCACACCACCAACACGAGCAGCCGAGTCATCAATCTCAGGGTCACCCAAAACTTCGATAGCACGCTCAGATGTTAGACGAGTGACTGTTCTACTGAACAGGGTTTCAGCCTGACCTTCAGTTGGCGCAAATAATCCAACCCACAGTCCGTCCTTGAACTTGCCAAGCAAGTCAGGGTAAATCTTTGCCAGTTTAGGAAGAAGCACCATAAGCACCGAAACTGTATTGGCGATAGTTTCAGACTTACCTGACTGACGGGCAGCCATAGCGGTAATCTCTTCACCGTCGTTGATAACAACAGACTCTATAAGTCTTTTAGCAAAAGGTTTCTGGTAAGGGTGCAGGTCATGTCCTACAAGGACAACCATGAACTCCATAACCTTTTCGACAAGTTTATTGACGAACTCTTGGGATAGTTCATCAATGTCATCTTCGACTTCTAAATCGACATCTTCAGTTTCTTGTAGATAAAACTCAGGAGTGATTTCTTCAAACTTGTCATCAAAATCAGACATTACTTGCTCTTCTCTTGAGTTCTCTAGTTATCTCTAATAAAGCCTCTGCAGCCATTTCAGCGTCATCAAGCAATAAGCCGTCATTACTGCGCAACCAACCCGTAAGTTCCTTGCCAATGGTAAACAAAGCGTTTTCTGACCATGCTACGAGGTCAGGAGTTGATAGCCCAGAAATCCTCTTCTGCATTTTTGTTTGGGGCTGCTGTCCAGCCTTTTTCTTCATCAAAATCTTCATCTGATAATACCCGTCCTTGCATAGCGTTATTGAGTGCCGATTCTTCGTCTGGTTGTGCGCCAGTCCACTTACCTAAGACTAACGCCTTATAGTTAGGCAGTCTCACGATAAGTGGTGCAGATGTGCGGAATGGTTCTTCAATCTCTTGAGTCCATCCACGAACTGCAAGTTTCCATCCCCATTTTACGGGGAAGCGTATGACTTGTATGAAGTGTTGTGAGCCGATGTTGTGAACTTTTGGCATTACGTCTTATGGTTTCCTTGGTTTGTTTGCAGTAGGTCGATTAGTTCCGTAAGTTTTAGCAGCCCTCTTAGCAAGGTTTGCTCCTTGAAGCGGACGAGCAAAGTCTTGACGGTTACGTTGGCGACCATTGATTCTAACCTTTTTGTCGGTAACTTGGTAAACCTGCTGTGAGGTAGCGGCAACACGGTATTCAAGTTCTTGAGCCTTTTCAGACATGAAGCCAACTTGAGCCTCACCACGGTTCTTAGACATTAAGAACCCAGGAACTGGACGTGGGTTTAGGAGTGGACCTTTAGAGCCAGCCATTTTGAATCGTTGCCACTCTTGTGGGGTGACGTCGTAGTAGTTGTAATACGTTCCGTCACGGAAAACTACGGTCAAAGTTCCTTGACCTTCAGCGGTCGAGCCATCTGCTCGACGGTAACCTGCAGCCACAGTGCGTGGACGTTTTAGGTTAGAAGTAGATGTTGGGATGACCGAGATAGGTGCTGGGTCCATCCAACGGTCTTTGGCGATTGCGCCATAGTTAGCGGCAAGGTTAGACCATCTAGGTCCAGCCGCATCCATGCCCTCATAGTAAGTTCCAGCAGTGTTGTCATACCCAAAGTCTTGTGCATTGAGTTGATTGTATCTGCTTCTAGAAACGGTGTTACCAGTGAGGTCGTTGAATACTGCAAGACCTTCAATGTAAGCACCAGTTTGAGCAAACTCACCACGAGATGACGCCGTAGGCAGGGAGGCGAGAGGGGAAATCTGCACGCCCCCCCGCTCACGGTATCTGGCAAGTTCAGCCGCAACGGACGGGTCGACACCATACATTTGATTCTTTGGGTCAACACGTGCTTCCATTTCCGCCTGCGACATTTGCGTCGGGCGGCTTGGAGGCATGTTACGGGTAACTCTAGCCATGGTTATTCAGTTTTAGGCGTAGGCAACGATGGTGATGTCGGCAGTGCCAGTGATGTTGTCTGCGTTAGGCGCTACAGTCTGTGAGAACACAGTGTCAGTCACACCAACAACCGAACCAGTTCCTGCAGTAAGCACAGTGCTTGCAGTAGTGGTGAAAGTTATTAGGTTTGTGCTGGACACGCTCTTTACAGTCCAAGTACCATCAACTGATGAAGTACCAGAAACAGTAATCTTAGTTCCTACTGGATACTGAGCCACACCCGCAGCAACAGTAATAGTTGCGTCGAATGAACCAGCAGTACGGGTTACCACAGTGATGCTCTTAGAAGCGTTAGTCTGTGCAGTTCCAGTTAGGACGTTGGCGTTTAGGTAGCCAGAGTCACGAAGACCATCCTTGGCGTCTGCCAAAGCAAGACCAAGAACGTTAGGAACAACAATGTAAGGGGTGTAAGCATAGGCAGAACCTGTGAACTCACCTTTGGTGTTTGGTTCGTAACCAGGGTATCCGTTCCATCCGCCAAGGATAGAGTCGTGGTTGTCAAGACGTGGTACAAGTCGCTTGCTTCCGTTGGTTACAGGGTTAGCACCGACGGCTGCAGTTGCAGTCTCGGTGTTGGTAGTACGCTGGTCATTAGGCTGACCTGCTAGGTTGCCCCATACAAAGTCAACTCTAACGTTGCCTGCTGTATCGGTGGCTTTTCCACTGTTAGATGGCATTTTTTACTCGCTTTCGCAATCATGATTGTAGGTTTGTTCCTCAAGGAGTACAGCCGCACAGTCCCGACAACGGAACATGCGGACATCATCTAGTGCTTCGTGTAAAGAGTCGGGATGTTGCTCGTCGTAAACCACCCTTGTTTGCGCAAGAATCTCAGGCGGGAACGGTCCACGAGGTCTCTGGTAGCCATTAGGGACGGCGTGTCCCTGAACAGCAAACTTTCGGATAACAGGCATTACTCCTCCGAAGGAGTTTCCTCTACTGGGGTTTCCTCGACTGGTGTTTCTTCAGTTGGAGTTTCCTCAACTGGGGCTTCTTCAACCACAGGAGTTTCCTCTACAACCTCTTCAACAACAGGAGTTGCCTTTTTCTTCTTTGAAGGCGCTACCTCAGCAACAACCTCCGCTTTGAGCGTGTCAAACTCTGGGGTGTGAACAACTACGTTTGAGTTGGTCAACCCATTCAAAAAGTTGGGTAGGTGATACTGACAGTAGTCAATACCGTATTCCTCTGACACCTTATAGGTATACAGAGCATCATTTGAACAGTTAGCGCAAGATGCCATTAGAACTCCTTCTATCACTATCGACAATGCCAAACTTTTGAAGTTTTAGCAGGCTATTCTCGATTTACTTTTTAGGTTGCGGTCTCTTGGCAACAGCAGGTTTTTGAGCCAGTTGAGCGGCGGTCTTAGGTTTTCCAACTGTTGCAGGTTTTGCAGCAGGAGGTTTTCTAGTTCCTCCAGTAGTGCTACCAGCAGGTTTTCTAGTGCCGCCAGCAGGCTTCGTTGTAGTGGCTGCTGGCTTTTTGCTGCCAGCACTTGGCTGCACATTTACAGGAGTTGGGAAAGTGTCAGTGTGTCCTTCAACAGAACGACCAGTAACTTTCTTACCGTCTGCAGTGAAATGGGTAGTAACTTTAGGCGCTCTAGGACCACGAGGTGTTCTAGGTTTTGCAGGAGTTTTTGGCTTTGCTTCTCCGTCAGCAGGTTTTGCTTCTCCGTCAGCCTCTCCGTTAGCAGCCTCATCACCACCAGCCCAAGTTCCTCCGATGCTGTGGTTACCGCTTTGGTAACTGACAGTAGTGCCAGGTTTTAGGTGAGGCTTCAACTGTTCGCCAAAAACGTGAACCATGTGTTCACGGTCAATCATCCCTGCTTCAAGGTTTAGGTGAGTCTGCAAAGCAGCGCCAGCCGCCTTACCTTCAGCCTCAATCTGGGTGTTCTTACGGTCACGATGTGCATCCATAACCTTGCCTAATGCCGCCCCTAAACCTGCAAGTGGTTTTGTAGGGTTCTGGTCGCCAAAAGGGTATTTACTTTCGCCAAAACTCATAGTCGTGTCTCAATCTCTTCAAATCGTTTATTGCCATCTTCAAGTCTGCCATCAATCTGGTCAAGTTTCTTCTCAACTCGATTCAAAGCATCTTTCATTGAACTTCCGCCGTTACGCTTCAACTCACCGTCAATACGGTTCAAGCGCTCCATCACACCTGGCACGGCGGAACGACCAGGTGCTGCGGGTTCTCCCGCCCAATCTCTCATAAACTTTTCCCAAGTATCCACGGCTTCATGAATACGGTCACACAAAGGTTTTACTAGTTTCCATAGCATTAGTAGTGCGCTACCAATAGCCACGATTGCTGCTGCCCAATAAAGGACGGTATTGTCAATCACTTTCCAACCACTCGTCCTCCACCAAAACCTTCAGCAGTTTGACGTGCTGGGCGTTTATGTGTTACTACACTTGGCTCTTCTTTAGCCTTTGGGTATGAAGAAAGCGCAGCCCGAAACTCTGGATAAACAAATGTTCGTCCATTGATAGTTACGGGCTTGCGCTTCAACATGAGAAGTTAGGCTTTTGGTGCTTCTTCGTCGTCGTCGAGGTCATCCTCGTCGTCGAGTTCATCTAGGTCACCAAAATCACTTAGGTCTAGCGTGTCAGAAGCCGCAGTTCCAAGGGCATCCTTGATGTCCTTGTTGTCTCCAGCCTGTTTTGCAACAGCGGCACGGAAGCCCTTTTCGATGTCTTCATCAGAAATCATGGCGTCCCAAGCAAGTTGGACACCAAAGAAGATGATGATTGACGAGAAAACAGTTGCTACACCAATGAAGCCACCTGCAATCCATCCGACAGATGGTCCGCCAACGGCAGCACCTGGGATGAAGGCAAACATGACTACACCGATAGAGCGAACGATGATTTGCTTTAGTTTATTCAGCATGGTTTGCTACTTTCTTTGCTGGGGCGGCTGCTGGTGCATCAGTTGTAGGTGCTTCAGACTTAGCGACTTCTTTAGCCTTAGCCTTAGCAACAGCCTGTTGTTCAATGATTTTCTTCTTTAGGAAAGCGTCAGCGTCATACACTCGTCCAGCAAACACTCCATCAGGAGTAGTTGCTAGAGTGAAGTGAAGGTGTACACCACTCGAAAACTTTCCAGTAGTTCCAGCAGTTCCGACAACGTCGCCAGCCTTTACTACAGTGCCAACTTTTAGTGGACTTTTCTTATCCATGTGGCAGTAACCGAAGTATCTACCACCAACTTTTAGCACAACTACCCAACCAATGCCGTCACTCCATTTGTTGACTGCAATAGTTCCGTTGTTTACAGCAAAATACTTTGTTCCAGCCTTGAAGCCGTTGTAGTCAGTTCCACGGTGACCATTTGGATGCCATGAATCTACTACACCGAACTTTGGACCGTAAGAGTATTTGCCATCTAGAGGCATTCTCCAAGCCATGTTTCATTCCTTTCGGTGTTCTTACTTATTGTCGTTTATTCTTTCGGATTACGCAGCCTGAACGTTATCATCCAGATTGCGAGAGAGCCGACGATACACCAGCCCACTACTGTCTTGGCAGAACCTTCAAGCACAACCCAAGCAACGAACATGCCTAGTAGTGTCCAAATCTGACCAATCAAATCATTTAGAAACTTCATTATTCTTTCCTTCTAGTAGAAGACGATGAACCACCAGCCGCTGCAGAAGCCGAAGCCGCTGCTGCAGTTGCAGCACTTTGCGCCGCCATAGTCGCAGCCTGTGCTGCGATTTGCGTCACGATAATGGCAGAGACCACCACCTTCTGTGCTTTTGCTCGCACTTCAGGTGGTAGGTCTGCACCAATGTTTGCCAAAGCACTAAGTGCGTCACCCAGTCCTTTGAAAAGGTCTCCCAACAGAGGTATTGCTAAAAACGGACTTGTTTCGTACTCTGGTGGGGTTACTGTTTTGGGTTAGGGACGAACTTTGCTCTTGCTTGCACCTTTGTTACAGGAGCAGGTTTTGTTACAGTTTTTTTAGTTGTTTTAGGTGCAGAGGTAGGTTTTGGAATAGCAGCCAACTCAGCCTTAGCAGTTACAAGGTCAGCCTCAAACTTGTCAACTTCTCCAGCCTTGGCTTGGATGTTGTTGAATGTTACTGCAAACTGGTTTTTACGACCCGTAAGGATTGCATCTTTTTCAGCGTAAGCATCGCTATCAGATTGCCAAGTAGCCTCAGCCGTAGCCAAAACAGCGTCTGCTGTATTGAGGGCAGATTGGGTTTGCCCTAATACTGATTGCTTATCCTGATACACCGCTACTGCCGCATCGTAATCATCCGCCTTGGTGTAATAGTTGCCTAAAGCGGTTTCTTCGGCGGCTACTGCGGAAACATAGTCTGCAGTCTTCTGGTCAAGGATGACCTTGAGTGCAGGGTCTTTAGTTGTTCTTGCAACCGCTTGCTGAGTGAAGAACGACGCTGGGGCTACTGTCCACCCGTTACCGTTTACTGGTTGGTAGAAAAGCGTATTACACGCACCGCCACCCCATTCGTACATCCAAGCGTCAATAGCGTAAGACTGTCCACCAGTGAAGTTGAATAGGCTGGTGGCAAGACCACTACAGCCCTTGAGAGTCCAATCGTTGATGACGTTCTGACCGTTGATTGACATGTAGAAACCATCATCAGCAGCAGCGTAGAACCACACTTGCTTGCTAGTTGGGTAAGTGATGTAACCACGGTAGTGAATCATTACATAGTCACCACCACAGCCTTCAATGTTTCCGTTACCCCAGTTTTTGTCAATGTTGGTTACAGTGATGGTCTTACAGAAGGTGTAAGCAGTGTCTGAACGAGTAGGTGGGTTTCCATTGCGGTTGATGCCCGTGTAGATGTCTGCCCGCAAACCAGAAGCAACTTGACCGCCACCAGTGGTTACAGAACTGTTGTCATAGTTTGACTGAGCAGTGTTTACAGCATTCAACGCATTTGCGCTATTGGAGTTGGCGTTTTCATAAGCAGCATAGGCTGCATCCACAGCATCAGAGGCTAAGGCTACTGCGTCAACAGCCGCATTGAAGTTGTCTTCAGCCGCACTTTGATTAGCAAAAGCAACATCATAAGCAGACTGTTTGCTGTCATAGTTAGCAGCCGCAGCGTCTAATGCTTCTTTGGCTAAGAACGCATCGTTTTGTGCCTGAGCCAAAAGTTGAGCGTCGGTGCTAGACGAGTTCTTCAACGCATCCAGTTGGGCTTGTGCAGTGTCTAACTGTGTTTGCACAGCAGCAATCTTTGCTTTGGCGGCTGCGACTTTATTGTTGTAGTCAGATGTACTGTCAGCCATTGCTGGTGAAGACATCATTAGGGGTAGGGTTAGTGCTAGGGTTGCTCCGAATAGTGCTGCGTATTTACGCAGTTTATTCATTCAGGGACTTACCTTTCTTTTCTTCAGGGGTTTCTTCTACGCCCTTCAATGCGACGGTCTGTCGGAAGGCTGCGTTTATTTCGTTTAGGGTCAACTTGCCATCCTCAAGGAATGCAAGTGATAGCAGTTCAATAACTTTGAATACTGCTAGGATACCGCCCATAGCGGCAGCCGTCATTATGTCTACCTTCATGATAGACCCTGCACCGATTACGCCCAATGCGGAGGCGACAAATGTTGCGACAATACGCAACATCACATTCCAAAAAAGACTCATGATTACCTGTCTCTAGAAAGACCGTCTTATTTGACAAATCGGAGAACAGATTATAGAAACTAAATACGGATACCCTTATCCGTCACATCCTTGAAAAGTGGCGTAGTTATGCGGGGGACATGCCGCCAGAACCGACTGCATCCGATGCGGTAGCGGTATCTGGGTCATTTGCACCAACTGGCATACCTGTTTGGGTACTGATGCCCCCATAGCCTGAGATTCCTGAAACCATAGAAGGATAACCCGTGTAGTAGAACCCTGCGCCAGAATAGCCTTTTTCACCTAATGGTCGAGCAAATCTACGAGCCATCTGTTCTTCGTATTGTGCCGAAGTTCCTTGGTTACCGTAAAGACCCCTCGGACCGTTGAACATGCCCAATGCTTGATTTGATTCTTGCTCAAACTGCATTGATAAAGGAGCGGTCATTAGTTACCCTCAAACTCTTTGCTTTGAGTGCCAGAGCCTGCAGTTCCGTCTTGACCGTCGTAACGTGTGGAGATGGGCATGCTGCCGTCACCTCGTACAGCCGAAAGGCTATCGGTGAAGTGTGCGCAGTTTCCCATAGGTCTATTCTCCTAAATCACGTTGCTATTTGCACCGTAAACCCAAAAGCATTAGAACTCGATTAGCACACAGTCTTTGATGTTCACTTCAATGAACTTCTCATTAGATGTGTATTTGGTGTTCTTTACAATCACTGGAGACTTTTGTATGACATCCCAAGTAGTCATAAACGCATGTGTGCGCTCATGGTTCAGCATTACAAAGAAAGAGTTAGGAGTAGCAAACTTTATTTTACGCTCAGTCCAATGGATGCCTGTATAAATGAACTTCTCACCTTTCCAGTTGTGTTTCACTTCTACCTCGTAGTAGTAAGTTTCACCATGGTTTTCAGCAATAAGGTCGATGCCATACTGGTCTGGGTTCACGTAAGCGTGATACCCCTGCTCCGTGAGCCAATCTATTACTTGGTATTTTGCGTTGTCATCTTCGTCGTACAACTTCTCACTGAAGCGTTTTCCAGCCATTATCGAGCATCCTTTCCCCAGCCAGTGCCACGGAATGATACCGCTCCGACTCCTGGGATTTTTGTCATTTTACTTTTGCACTTTTTGCACAAAATCTCTGGGGAGTCATACATTCCATGGTCAATGACTTCGGTGCTATCGCATGGAATACATTTGTAGGTATACAGCGGCATTACAGAACCTCTACTGTGACTGAACCAAATAACCCAACTTCTTGGTCAATGCGGTTTTCTGACAACTTTGCATACTCAGGATTGAGTTCAATGCCAATGTAGTCACGACCTTTGAGTAACGAGACCACACCCGTAGTTCCTGAGCCACTGAAGGGGTCTAGGACGGTAGCAGGGACGACATTGGTAGTTTCACACGCACACTGCTGTTTCCAGCCCACAGTGACCACCTGAGTGTATCCTGCGTCACCCTTGCCATTGATGTCGGCGTATGCGCCATCATAGTTGTTTGGACGGTAACGGATGTCTGCAGGGTCTAACTGGTTGCGTGCAATCCGCTCATTCTTGGTTTCACGAACCCAAGCAACGCCACAATCCGCACAGTTACCATGTTCGCTAGTCCCAGCAAGGATGCAAGGGTCAATAAGTTCTGTTGGATACACAGCAAAGTGTGCGCCTGTGTATGGCTTAGTGCGGACAGTCCACACGTCACGCTTGTTACGCATGCCATCGTAGACCTTATACTCTGGCGGACGACTGTTGACTTTGTTTGTTGTGGAGCGTTCTACAGACCCCTTAGCACCCTTAGTGCCAGCCTTGATAACGCCCTCCTCACGGATGGCTACATAGTCATAAAAATACTTAGGTGACTTAGTGAGAAGGAAGATGTATTCGTGAGATTTGGTTGGGCGGTCTTTCACAGCCTCTGGCATCACGTTTGGCTTGTTCCAGATGATGTCGCTACGCAGATACCAGCCATCATCTTGCAGGGCTAGAGCCACACGCCATGGGATACCAATCAAGTCTTTGGACTTCAGTCCATCAACCTTGTTGTTCAGCGCAGTCTTCTGACCATTGCGACCATCAACATACTTAGGGTCTACTGCGTCTTTCTTGTGACCAGTCCCAACATAGGTGTCACCAAGGTTCAGCCACACTGTGCCGTCGTCTTTTAGGACTCGCTTGATGTCACGGAAGATTTCAACAAGGTTCTCTACGAACTCGTAGGGACTGTCCTCCTGACCTAGTTGCCCCAACGCTCCGTAATCACGGAGACCCCAGTAAGGAGGAGAGGTAACTACTGTCTGGATGGATTGGTCTGGCAGTGAAGCCAGAGCGGTTCTTACATCGGCATTTAGGATACGTGCTTTAGACATGCTCAAAATGCTATCACAGAAAAATAAAAACCCCCCTACAGGAGGGGGGTTTTAGTTTGAGTAGGTGGGTTGCGTTTTACCACCAATGCGTCGCCACCAGATTCTCTAGCGCTTACTCGCATACTTGCCGTTAGGTTATCAGCCCAGTTGATTAGACCCGACAATGCTTTCTCCCTGTTGGCACAGAGATTCAGCCATACTCCAGCCTCTCCGTCGAGAGACTGTTTGTGGACTAGACGGGATTCGAACCCGTGTCCTAACATTTCTTCTAAATACTTCTACATGCTTAGGCTTTACCAGCCACGGTCAAACAAAGGATAAAACAGATTATTGTTCTATTTATTTGAAACCTAACTGCCCACCTAGAACTAGTGCTTTGTTAGGGGCGCTCGCAGTTTTTAGGCTGCTAGTGCGTATGCGTTTTGAGTTGCATTTATTTTTTTACTCGATTCAAGAGTCACGAGCGTCTCTGCATGCTTCTATTCAGTTGTCAATGCCAGTCGATACCAAACTAGCCCTAGGTTGCGGGACTTGCACCCGCCGTCCAAACCCCCTGTGATTGCTATTGTGGTTTTCACCGTATAAATCACAGCACTGATTTGGTCAGTAGATTAGGTTAGCACACCTTTTTAGGAAATGTCAATAACCTTTGGCTTTTTTTCTTCAGGAAGGTCTTTCTCGAAGGTAACAGTCAGCATACCATCTTTGACGGTTGCACCACTAATCTTCCAGAACTCTGCAACAGCCAGTTCCAACTTGAAGTCACGGGCAGCGATGCCTTGGTAGACAATCTCACCTTCAGCCTTGCCGACCTTCTTGCCTTCAATGGTGATTACAGAATCCTGTAGGACAACACTCAACTCTTCCTTGGAGAAGCCAGCCACTGCTACGTTGAGCAGGTTGACGTCATCCTTCAAAGCGACAATGTCGTATGGAGGATAGGAAGGCTTGTTGTTGGTAACTTCTCTGAGAGTTTCAAGAAGTGGAGACCAGCCAATGGATAGGCGGTCTAGGCGGGGGAACAAGTCAGCAATAGTTACTGGCTTTGGAGGGACAGGCTTTTGCCATTTGTCCTTCTTGTTGTCCCACGGGTCATGTGGGTTTGGCTCATACGGGTTTGGATAAGGTTTCTTCCAACGGTCGTATGGGTCTAGTGGGTTGTGGTTCATTGTTGTCTCCTTAGACGACAACTGTGCCTTGGTACATAACTGCCCGTAGCACAGTATTTTTTATGACACCCGATTGGCGTGTCTAAGAAGATTGTAGCAGATTACTTGCGGAACTGGCGTCCTAGCGCACGGTGAATAGCGACACCACCAACGATTGCGCCAATACCCGCACCAATCGCCATAGCAGTGTGGTTACCAGTTACATTCAAGGCTTCAACTGACTTCATCATGTTAGAGGTCGTGCCATCAATGTTGTTGATGTGCCAAGACATGTCTGGGACGCTCTTGAAAGTAACAGGGCTTAGTTTGTCGCCAATGCCAGCACCGACTAAAGCGCCTATGCCAGATGCTCCAGCAACGAGTTGTTTCTTAGTAGCCATGATTACCTCACTTATTAGTCTCTATTTAGGATAAAGCAAAATGTCACTAATCGAATAGTGAAACTTGCCCATTGTTGTGGCGTTCCTTGATGTGCAAGTTTAGGTTCTTGTCGTTCCAAAAGTTTGCAGGGCATGCAGGGCATGACAGGCTAGGGTAGATAGTTTTAGTGCCATACCCACTATCGTGCTGTTCTTCTTCAGGTAAATCGCCACCATGCTGGTCTTTACCAAACTGTTCTTTGCTAATCATGCCTACTTCTTTCCAAAGTCTTTAGGAAGACCTAATGTTCTTGCCCATTTGAAACCTTTGTTACCGTAAGACGATTTCATAAGGTCTGGCGCAGGGATGCCTAACTCGGTGGCTTTCTGCACTGCAGTGTGATACATACCTGTAGCCACACCTTTACGTTGGTGTTCTTCATTCACACCCACGTGTATAGCCCCCTCGTTATCCCAAATCAATGCGCCAATCGCCCCATCCTCATTTGGATGGATAGCGTGGATGTTGTGGTCACCTGCTGGGTCTACAAAGTATTTATAGGTAACCCCTTCAAAAGCGGCTTTACTTCTAGTCATTTAAACACCACAGGTATGTGGGTCATACCAAGTTCTCTAGCAGCCATAACTCGATGATGACCCTCAGTAAGTAGAGTTTCACCGCTATCAAGTTTCGTTGCCTCTATTGGGTTTTTCAACCCTTGTGCAGCAATGTTTGCTTTTAGGTTTTCTACATAGTCGTCATCGTGAGCATCAAAGTTGGCGCAAGATTCGGCATCAACATGTTTCATGCGTATTGGGTTTGAGTGGTCGCCATCATCATAATCAGAAGGAATAAACTCATTGACTTCAGACATAGGGACATCTACAGAGCCGTGGAAGTCTGCTTTATTTGCACCCATTAGTAAAGACTGCTCACATGTTGTTGTAGACGCTCATGCTCATGCTCTAGTTCGCCATGAGTGATGTCGTTGACGTGTTCGCCCATCTCGTCGATAGCACCGTGTGCTTCACCCATGTGGTGAGTGTGCCAATGAGACCCTTCTTCTAGGTTGTCTGCTTCATCAAGATTGTATTTGATTTTGTCGTGTAGACGCATAACGTGAGCAGTAACCTCATCGTCTAAACCCGCAGCATGTGCTTTAGCAATGAACTCGTTCACATGTTCTTTTAGTTTATGAATAGTAGGTGGAGCGATTGGGTCCCAACGAGCATGGCGGTATTTGTCATCTGAAATGATGTGGTCATCAAACTTTTCGTTGCCTTCCCACTCACCGCCAACAGCCCTAGCCCACTTGTCCCCTGTTTTAGTGCGCATAGTTGAATGCACAGGTGCAGGTATAGAAGGGATGTCTTCATGAAGTTCACCAGCAAACTTGTATAACTTAGTGGCTAACCCTTGACGACGCATCTCAGGGTGAGTCTCGATGTGTTGGATGCGACCCTTTTCATCCAGACCCATAGTGCCAACAAAGTTGTCGTCAGCATCGTGCATAGTAAAGTTGTGCGCAGAAGTTCCAAAACCCATACGACCGTGATGGTATTGGATAGAGTGCGTAGCCCCATTATCGTCAGTGACCTTCCAAGCCATAAGCATCTTATGGTCAGGATGTTCACCCGCTTGAATCTTAGTAGGGTCGTTTTCTACAACAGCCATTACCTTGCTCCTTCAAACTCTTGGAAGTTACCTGGGTGGACTATCGATGGATGGTAGTCGTAATCTTCTTCGTGAAGTCTAGTGTCCATGTGTAGAGGTGCGCCTACACCCTTTTGCTTATTAGACGCTTCACTTCCACGGGTATGCACCATCACTGGAATGTGAGTAACTCCTGCTTGCAGAGCCGCCGCAAGACGGTGGTTACCTTCAGTAAGAACACCCCAACGTAGATTGTGGTCATAGTTTAGATGAACAGGTTCTCTGAGTCCGTCTATACCGTGAGTAGATAAGTCGTTAGCGATGTTGTTGATGTTCTCTTTGCTGTTAGCGTAGCCTTGAGCGCCCGTACGGTCATACTCTTTATAGCGCATTAGTTGATGCACAGGGACGAGAGCAACATAACGATTCCACTTATACCCTGGCTCATCACCTTTTAGGCTGCCGTTATCTGCGATAGCGTGAGTTCGCCATCCGCCGTTTTCATGAGTAGCAAGACCTGGACCCGTATAGGTAGGAACAGATGCAAACTGTTTACCAATGTCCATTAGAACCTCTTATCTAGTTGAAGACCGATTGCACCAGCAGCACACTCGTCACATTGACCGTTATAGCCCTTTTGGTGTTCAGTCAAGTAAATACCATGCCTGTCCATCCAGTGACCATCACGGTAATGGCTTTGAGGAACATCTGCAACGATTTTGGTGACCCTAAAGCCATCAGTGCTACTTACTTCGTTTTCTGGACTTGGAAACTTTTCTGCTTTAGAAACAGGCTCTACTTGGTATGCGTAGGCTCGTTTTTCTTTTGTAGGTCGCACTTGCTCTGCTCGAACGGCATACGACATTGCATGCCTAGCATTTTCAGAAGATACGTATCCAGTGACTGGAACTACCCATGCTCTAGGTTGGTGCGCTCTAGGGTCATCTTTTGCATCGCCTAAACCGTAGACACCACCGTGGCTACCAGATTGAACCAAACTGTCGCCATTTGGTTTGATGAGGTCTCCAACATTTAGTCTTTGATTAGTGCCGTGTAGGTAGATAGTGTTGCCGTCACTAGGTTCGTGGTTTCTACCTGCAAAGAAGTCGGTAGTATTCCTAGTCATTTACTTCCCTAATCTGTCGGGTTTTAGGATGCTTCACAAAAACTTCGGCTTCATCAGGGCTACCAATAGCCACAATGTCAGACCTAGGCACTTCCCACTCATACGTCTTCTCAGGTGGGTTAGATTGGAATGCTTTCCAAGATTTCCAGTTTGGATGCAACGAAACATTAGTGACGCCCTTCTTAGGCATGCCAGTGCGTCTAACTGTCACTGTGTCGCCTAAGCCAGAGTGGTGAAGAATGTGCTGCACCATTTCGTGGTGTTCTTCTGCTGGCGGTGAATCTTTTTCCATTACATCTTTGATGTATTCAATAGGATACCTGTGACTGCCGACGGTTGTGGAGTTACCGTAAACAAAATGCTCAAGTGCTGGTTCGCTGTCCATCATGCCAGCGTGATAGTCATAGTTCTCTTCAGAAAGATGTTTGAAGGCAGCAGCATCAAACTCTGATTTACGTCCAGCCATTAGATGACACCTGAACCTGAACATGTATGACACTTTTTGACCTGAGACATAGTGAACTCTTCATCGTAGTTCTCTAGGCGATGCCAGTGACGGTCTAAGTCTTTATTGTCTACGCCATTACCGCCACACATTGGGCAGTGACCTGCACGAGTGTCATACTTCTCAGGCAAACCATTGATGCCACCCTTCCATGGAATCTCCATGTTCGGGTCAATGTCGTGTGCGGCAGCGATACGGTGGTGTCCGCCCATAACCCATGCTTTGTCAGGGGTAGGGAATACAATCGCTACAGGCGCACGAACACCATGCTTTTTGATGCTGTCGTATAGGGAGTCGTTATCTTGACCGTAACCACCAAAACTGGTGCTTTTAGATGCGCCAAGTTTCTGAGGCATGATGTCTTTATCTTGGTCAACGTTGTCAGCAAACTCGACGTTAGGGTTACCCATAAGGTCACCTACACGGATAGTGCCTCTAGCGTTAGTCATTTGCTCTTGATACTTCTCAAAGTGTGGTTGGAACTGTCGTCCCATGTTCTCTGGGCTAGTCATTAGTTATCCTTCTGTAGAGGCAACATCATTTCCCACATAGCACCACGCATAGCGTAAGTGGAGTTTGAAACTTTGTGAGTTGGCGGCTGAATCGTGCCGCCTTCAGATTTGACTACCGCTCTCGCCCAAGAGTTTCCAGATGGGGTGCGAGAACTAGCATGCTTAGGGGCAGGGATAGATGGGTCTTTTTCGCTGGCGGATTTAGCGTAGTTGTAAAGAGCGGTTGCGATTCCTTGGCGACGAACTTCTGGACGAGTTTCAACCTGCACGATAGTTCCATGCTCATTCAAGTTCAAATGACCTAAAAGGTTTCCACGCTGGTCTCTCATCTGAAAGGCGTGATGAGGGTTGCCATCTCTGTCTACGTGAGGTAGGTAAGTGATTGTGTGAGCAAACTGCTGACCAATGTTTTCTGGGCTAGTCATTATGCGTTCATTTCTTTAGGTGGGTGATACCAGTCTCGTTCTTCAGAAGTTACCTCACCAGTTTCTGGGTGAATACTGGTCTTGTGAACCTTGTATAGGTTGACTTTTGCTCCCGCTTTCAGGGTTACCTCAGACTCTGCGTCGTTGTGACCTTCATCGTAGACTTTCAACTTGCTAAGTCTGTCAGCGTCAGTCTCAACTTGGCTACCATCGATTTCTGCCTCAAGAACATGCCCAACTTCAGATGGGTATGCTCGATTAGCGCCTAGGCTAAACTTTTCAGCAACATCACGGTCAGTAGTCCAGTGAGCGCCTAATCCTTGATTAGATGGGCTATCTAGCCCCATGATGGCGTGACCGTTCATTCCACGGTAAACCTTGATGAACTGCTGCCCTACTAGGTGTTCGTTAACCATTGCACTTCCCACATTCGTATGAATACCCCTCGTGACTATCTACAGAGCCGTCAGGGTTTACTGCATTGTGCTTTACAGAGTAATGACTATAGATTAGGTCTTCAGGCTTCTCTTTTTCACCAGGTAAGGTTTTAGTTCCCATAAAATACCGTTTGCTACCTTCGAAAGGCTCATCTGACCAAGTTTCTTCATTTTTCATAGGAGTGGACTTCACTACTGTAAAACCTTTTCCACTAGTAACTACTTGCCCTTTGGAAACGACAGAAAGAGTGTCATCGTTTTCAATCGGCTTTACTTCATGAACGTAACCATCTTCACCAGCGTAGCCACGTGCCACTTCTGGGTGGGGAGTAGCAAACGCTTCAGGTTCATCTCCTGAACCATGTAGTTGGTGTGGGTTGACTGTGCCTCCTAGTTTGATGAAGTTAGGAGAGCCGTGAAAAAGACGCTCAAACTGTTGCCCAATGTCTTCTGGTCTAGCCATTTGGACAGTCCTCCTCTTTATGCCAATGTAACTCGCCCTCGGCAGGCACGTGACCTACACGGGTAATAAGATGCGGTGGAACTCGTGTTTCAGAATAAGAAGCGTCATCTTCAAGCCATGGGTCTTCATACATGTGTTGAACGGGGATGTGAACTTGATAAATGTCATGGTTAGGGTAGCCCGTGCCTTTGCCCGTCACGTGGTTTACCGAGTCAACACCGTTGTAGACGTAAACACCACGAGGAACGTCGCCTTCTTCATGCACATAAGTGCCTTTAGGCGTAGGAAACAGCCCAGTTTTCTCAATAGAGTCTCTATGCTTCTTTGGGGCGAAGTGGAAGCCCTGACCGTTATAGAAGTCAACATTATTTCTAGTCAATGTAGTTGATTCCAATCGGCATCTGGGGGAAATGCTTGCGGGCAATCGCCAAGGTAGTCAAACCACCAGTAACTACAGGGTTTCCGTCGTTCCAGCGGACGTCTATTTTTGGCTGTTCAACGCCCGACGTGTATTTTTCGATTAAATCTCGGCTGCGCTTAGTTACGTTGTTGCGGTAGTGGGTTTCGAGCATCGAGGCTACTTGGGGCGCACCTAACCGTTTGACGGCGTAACGGGAAGCGTCAGGGTTTGACGGGATGATGTGGGTAGAAATGATGTGTGTGTAAGGTAACTCTTGCGGACGATAGGCGTTATGTGGGGGTGTGGTCTCTTGACGGCTCTTACCAGTCACATCTTTAGTTATCGTGTGGACGTGTTTATCCATGTAAGTGTATTTAGACACTTGATTTACAGGATGCGGGTGGTATCCAGCGAACTCTTGGGTAGAACTACTGTTACGAGTCTTAGGACTCAAGTAACCGCAGGTAGGACATTCGAAATGGTAAGACACCTGTGTAGGTAAACCACGGTGATTGTATGGACACTGTGTAGGTGTGTCACGACGAGGGCGACCAACTTGTCCCATAAAACCACCTGCCATCTAACTATCTCGACCACTGTGACCGCACGCCGCCAGTCAAAAGGTTCAAATACTAGTGTGCCATTCGGTCGTTGGTTTTGTAGGCTAACCGCTGTAGGATTATTGTATGCCTGAACCAGTCATCGTAACCATCCCAGAACTACTAATCCGTCAATGCGCCATGCTAGGTGTTGAACGTTGGCTACAAAAGAAAAGCAGCGAAGACAAAGAGTCATACGCAGACGGACGCAAAAAAGGTTACCTCGAACATGACCTCCTCAACAGTGTGAGAGCCAACATCTCCGAATGGGCTGTCGCCCAACACTACGGTCTCGCATGGAACGGTGGAATCACCTACACCAACGACCAACACGGTAAACGTCGCTACCTGCCCGACGTAGGAACGAACCTAGAGGTTCGGACACGTCGCACAGGTGGAGAGTTTGCTTTTTGGAAGTATGAAACCGAAAAGACAGGTTTCGCCGTGTTCACCGAAATAGTGGATGACAACACCTTCGAAGAAGTGCGCATCCTCGGCTGGCTGCCAATCAGCGAATGTAGCCACCCCGACTATTGGGCTGCAGCCAACCGCCGCTACTATGTGCCTGCCTCTGCCCTAAATGACCCTCGTGACTTAGCGGCAGATGGTTTTCTAGGCTAACCTCTCTCTCTCTCCCTCTCTCTAGCCAAAACGACCCTTTTGGCTCATTTGCCGCACCCTAACCCTTTGGCTACTGCCTCCAGTAGATACCCTCAACCATGTCTCCGCTCTGGGGGTGACCTGCGCACGGCTTCGACCGAAGGTGGGGGGGTCGGCGGATGGGCTGTCGGATGGCTGACGGACGATGGGCGAGTGCGAATCCTAGTGGTCGGCTGACCACCTGACAAGTAGTGAGGGGGGAATCGTTATACAACCGTGACTTTGGCTACTGCATCCGTCAGATTGGCGGTCGTGAAACCGCTTCCAAAGTATTAGCCACCACCCTCCACTGTTATCAGGTGTGAACCCAGTGTTTACGAGGGTGTCAGGTGGCACGAGGCTCGTAGGCGGGCTTTCACCATGTAGGTGGTGTGATTGGACGTTTTAGGGGGGTCAGACCCTCCTAGGGGCATCCTGTGGCGTTTTAGAGGGGGTGGCTGGTCAGCCAGTTGGAGGCATGTATAACAATCGTATAACGATGCCATTTACCTATTGACAGGACAGCCAACTTATGGTAGCGACCCCAAAAGTCACAGTTTGATAACAATCTCTCCCTCTCTCTTGACTTATCTCTCTCTATGTGCATCTAACCCTCTACCTGAACTTGAATGTTCAGGGGGGGTGACCCCCCCTGTGACCCCCCTATAACGATTTGGTAACGCCTATTGTGCGACAGGCGGTTTTATGGTATTTCGCACGTGTGCGCATGCGCCTGCGCTCGCACACCCAGATAAAACTGACCAAAACAATCGTTACCAAAACGTTACCATTTGCCTCTGTCGGAATGTCCTACGGATGTGCAAGACTGGGGGGGTCGGCAACCCGCACCCACACGCACGTGGTCGGAGGCGCTGGCAGACCCCCCGTGCGGGCGGGTCGCAGGTGAGTGGATTCGCCTGCGATGCCACCCCCGCACCTACCGCAAGGTGACCGCCTCCCCGCAAGGGCTAGGGTCGGGGGTCGAGGCTCACGAACCGCCACTGACCGTGATAACTCCATAGTGACTACGAAACACACATACAGGATTCCGACACCAGCCACGAAGTAGGCGCATCATGCGCCGATTCCAGTTGCAACAAGGTTCAGCCTCTCCATCGACAGGACGATGGCGTGGCTGGTGTCGACCCTCCTGTCTCTGACCGCTTATCGGACACCAGCGCTCCCCCCGCTGGTGTCCGTTGAGTTGCCAGAGGCAACTCGATGTTTCACGTGAAACATTGCTCAACCTGCTCCATCAACCCAAGAACGTGAGTGTGATAACCCATGACATACGCAACCATCATCAAGTCGGCACACAGTGCCTCACTGCCACGAGAGACCGTGGTAATCGCAACGCCATCAGGCGTCCGTGCATTCACCCGCACCAACAACGGTGCGAGGGGTGCATCCAACAAGTGGTCGGTCGGCTCACCAGCCAACGCCGACCTCGAACTGGTCTACGGTCAGCCAGTGTCTCTGGCACTGACTGCCACTGACCTTGCCGAACTGGACTCTGCTCCATCGCACACTGGCTACCCTGCCAACATGCTCCAGCGTCTAGGTCGTGCCATCCGCACAGAGGTCGCACTGACCTCGACCAAACTGGTCGACCAGTTGGCAACCGTCTGGCATCTAGCCGAAACGGACGCCGACTCACTGGGTCAATACGTCAAGGGTCAGACAGTGGCATCCGTGCCGACCATGTCTGCTCCGACCGTGGTTGCCTCCGTGGTGACTGCTCCGAACGTGCCAGTTGCATCGGCATCCGTCAGCCAGTCCGTCAGCGGTTCAGCGCCAGTCGCATCGAACGCATTGCGCATCCCGCAACTGACAGAGCCAGAACTTGCGGGCTACATTGACCGTGTGTTCGGCAACAAGAAACGCACTGGTGTCGAACTGCTCGACCACGCTCGCAAGGTCGGATTCAACGTCCGCATCGAGGGTCACGCAGGCACTGGCAAGACCACGTTCACCCGCTACTATGCGGGCATGCGAGGTCTCATTCACGTTGCTATCCCATGCTCCCCGCAGACCGACTCACTGGACGTGCAGGGTGGCTGGGTGCGTGACTCGTTAGGTGGCTGGAGATTCCAACTCTCTCCATTCGCAGAGGCGATTCAGCAACCGTCAGTGATTCTGCTCAACGAGGCGAACCGCATGCCATCCAAGGGTCAAAACATGTTCTTGCAGGTTCTGCAGGAGCGCCGACTGACCTTGTCGACCTACGACAACAGCGTCATTGAGGTTCACCCTGACTGCCTAATCATTGCCGACCTGAACGCTGGTCGGCAATACGTAAGCACGAACGCACTTGACCCTGCATTCGTTGACCGATTCAAGTTGCCAATCGTGTTCGGTTACGACCGTGACATCGAGGAGAAACTGGTCAAGTCCAAGACCCTGCTCGACTTCGCATGGAACGTGCGCAGTCAGCCACAGGTCTACAGAGACACCCCTGTCTCTGTCCGCATGTTGACTGCATTCGAGGCGAACGCCATCGGGTTGCAGGACATCAGCATCGCCATCGAGGTGTTCGCAAACGCATTCACCAACCCAATCGAGCGTGACAGCATCCGCACCGCTCTTGAGGCGGAGGCATTCCGCATTGAAACCGACCTAGGCATTGCCTAGGTCACGAGGAGAAACGATAACCATGAACGAACTAATCATCCGTGAGAGCGTCCGTGACGCTCAATCCGAATACGCACAGCGTTGGGCATCGGTCGTTGCGAAGTTCGCAACTGCACTGACTGGTCAGCGCATCGACTGCTCACTCTCTGCAGAGACCATCGCACCAGCGTGGTCAAGTGAGTCGAGCATCTGGCTATCAGAGCCAACCTTGCCTGACCTCCAGACCACACACGGTGTGTTGGTTGCCAAGGGTCTGGCACTGCACGAACTGGGTCACATCCTGTTCACCCCTCGCAACGCAACCCAGTGGAGACGCACCGTCAACGCAGAGGGTCTAGGCGAGGCGATGAACATCCTTGAGGACATGCGACTTGAGTCATTGCTGGTCGCACGTCACCGTAGCAGTGTCTCACCATGGTTGTCGGCGCTTATCCTGCACTACCTGCTGGACGATGCCAAGACCATCCCGCTTGCATTCCCTTTGATTCATGGGCGCAAGTTCTTGCCACTGGCAGTCCGTCAGGACGTCCGTGACGCCTACGAACACCAGCACATCGTGCCTGACCTCGTGCGCATCATTGACGCCTACCGCAAGGTAGTTCTGCCTCGTGACACTGACCTGTCTCTCGACCTCATTCGTGAGTTCAAGCAGGTTCTTGACTCTGTCAAGCCGACTGGCTCTGGCACTGGCAACGGTGGCACTGGCGAGGGCGAGGGTTCAACCAGCCAGCCACCGCAGGGTGGATGCGGAGTGCCTAACCCGAACCACCCGACTGGTCGACCAGAGTCCTACGACTCTGACCCTGACCACGCACCTCTGTCCAACAAGGAGCAGGAGCAGTTGACTGACCGCATGGACGAGACCACAGAGGGTGGCGAGACTGACGAGTCACCTGCCAAGGACAAGGACGAGTCCGCAACAAACAACCAGCCAGCCGATGCAGATGATGCTGACGCCGATGGTGACGATGCGGATTCTGACGGAGGCGATTCATCCGACAGTGACTCCGACAGTGACGCCGATGACGATTCTGATTCAGATTCAGATTCGACCGATGGCGGTTGCACACTAGGTGGCTCGACCGATGGTGACTCCGATGGCGATGCTGACGGTGACGCCGATGGCGATGCTGACGGTGACAACGGTCAGCCAACCGACCAGCCAACCGACAAGGGTGGCAAGGGTGCAGGTCAGGACGATGGCTCACAGCCAGCGCCTACCAGCCTGCAGGACGCACTGGACGCCATTGCCTCGACCCTGTCTGACGCCATTAGTCAGGTGCAGGAGCAGGTAGGTCTGTCACCTGACCTCCAGTCAGTTGACAACGTGTTCGCACAGCCTGCCGACTACAACGAGGTCAAGATGGATGACCCGAAACTGGGTCACGCATCCATCACCATGGCGGAGGAGTTGGAGCGCCTACGTGCCGAACACGAGCCTGCATGGGAGCGTGAGACCCGCACTGGACGCCTCAACGTTGGACGCCTAGTCAACAACGAGGACACCGACCTACCATTCGACCGCTGGAACGATGGTCAGGACGATGTCACCGCAGTCGAGGCAGTTATCATCCTCGACAACAGCGGGTCGATGGCTGGCGAACGTGCCACCAACGCCTACCGTTCGATGTTCGCTCTCAAGAGTGCGCTCGACATGCTGGGCGATGCACGTTGCACCGTGTTGACATTCAACTACCGTGCGCACCTGCTCTATGGTGCGGACGAGGTTGCAGGCTCAACCATCCGTGACGCAGGCGCATCAGGTGGCACGAACGCACACGATGCCATCGCCTATGCGACCAACGTCCTTGCCAAGTCAGAACAGCCAATCAAGTTGTTCTTTGCCATCACCGATGGTGACTGGTCGGACGCCAACCGTTCGGATGAACTAATCGGCAAGTTGCGAGACGCTGGTGTCCTCACCGCCATCGCACAGGTCGGTGGCGGTTCAACCAACGACCACGGATGCGAGGTCTACAGCGATGTCAACAACACCGCCGACCTCCTCGTCCTAGGTCGCAAACTGGTCAACCTCGCAGTTGACCGCAACCTCGCTCGCTAGTCGAGCGGGGTTGCTCCCAACGACTGGCTGGCATCGGGCTTATCACACTCACCGATGCCAGCCAGTTCTCACATCCGTCACATCATCCGTTAGACCTGTCTCATCCTTCGTTCAGAACTTTCTCTGGCAAGGGCAACCCGCAACAAACAAATCCATCAACGCTAAAGGAGCGTGGTAACCCATGACAATCAACCATCGACCAGCAGGCTCGCCTGCCTCTAACCAATACGGACAGTTCACCGTCCGCTACGCATCACCAGCGCAACAGCGATTCATCGCCAAACTGCTGGACGAACGTGACCACACGCTGGGCGCACTTGACCCAGCGACCGTGAACGTTCAGAACGCCTCCAGCATCATCGACCAGTTGCTGGCATTCCCTATCCGTGCCGACAAGGTGGTCTACGCCTCTGACAAACAGCGAGCGTTCATCACCTCGCTCCGTGAGTCCAAGGTCAACGGTGGCATCATCGTGGACGAGGCGCTCGCCAAGTTCGGTGTGACCCTCGACCAGATAACCTCCACGCAGGCACGTAACCTCATTGACCGCCTGCTGGTGGCTCAATCCATCCCCAAGACCGTCAGGGTCGAGGTGGGCGCTTACATGCACAAGGGCGTGGTCTACAGCGTCCGCAGAGGCACACAGTCGGGCAACCTCAACGCATTCCAGTGGAATGGTGACGCATGGGTCTACGCTGGCGCAGTCAAATACGCCATCGAGCCATCGGAGCGCCTAAGCCTCATGGATGCGATGAACTTCGGAGCAGGCACAGGCGTCTGTGTCCACTGCGGTCGAACCCTGACCGACCCTGACAGCGTTCGATTCGGCATCGGCTCAACCTGTCGCAAGAAATACAACTAGTCATACACGTGTCCGTCCGTAAGTCCATCCGCCAGTTTTTGGATACCCCGGTGAAAGCCAGGTCGTACCAATCCCTGACGGATGGACTCGGACGTTCATCGTCCGTCAACCTATCCATTGGAGCAAACATGAACCGTGAAAAAAATCAAGTCTCTCGTCCGCCTTTTATCCTTAGAGCCATCCGTCAGCCAATCCGATTAGCACTCGTGGTCGGGTTCTGCTACCTCGTGGTTGGATTCATCAACATTGAAATCTGGCTCGTCAACCAAAGTCCGTTCATAAACGGTGGTGACCTACTTGCTTGCATTCTGGCAGTGGTCGCAGTTAGAGTATTAGTCCGCATCATCCCCGACACCAAGAAAGTGAAGTGATACCCATGCAAAGCAAGGACATTACATCCAAGCCACTCGACACAGAGTGGGCAATCATCAAGTGGAATGCCACCGTCCGCAAAGACGTCAAAGCCTCTGGTCTCGTTCACTGGGAGTCTTTGGAAAAGGTCACACTGGTCAGCACCGACCGCTACGAGGTCGACAAGACCAAGCGCTCCTATGACCCAGACGATGCTCTGTTCGTCCGTAAAGCAGACCCAGTCAAGGGTTCATTCGGCTACCTAATCAAGGGCGAGGGTGACCCTGACAGTAATGACCCGACCAAGCCTGTCTATCGAGTCGTGCCTGCCAGTGACTTCATCAGTCCGTGGGCAGACCAAGCCACCCACGTGGAGGAGCAACGCAACGAGCAACAGCGCATCATCAAAGAGCAGGCAGAGGCACGTGTTCGTCAGCAAATCATCAGCGAGGAGAATGACCGCAGGCAAAGGATAGCCAGAGAGGTTGCTCTCGACCGTGCAGTCAAAGCCAACGAGACTGCCAAAGCATTCATGCTCAAGCACATCCCTGCAGACATGGTGGAGGACATGGTGGACTTCAACTTCTACTCCGATGTCACTTACAAACCGTCAGTCGATGGCATTCACCTCGATTACACGCCAAACATCAACGGTGTAATCAACATGCGAGCAGAGGTCTGGCAGACGTTCATGCAAGTGTTCATGGACTTGCAGAATGACTAGCCTCAAAGAATACGGACGTCACGGATACGTGGCGTCCGTGTTCGTCTTATCCGTAACAACATCCGTAACAGCGTCCAAACATCCAAACAGCGTTGTAGCCGTTTCGGTGTTTGGCAATCCAACAAGAAAGAAAAGGTGATACCCATGCGATTAGAAGTAACCGCTAAAGAAAGATTCTGGTTCATGATGCGATACATCATGCCAAAACGTGCCATGTCAGAACTAAGCAAGCCGAACGGTGTGTTCGAGCGTTTCATGAACGGAGAGTGTCAGTAATGACCATTCACATTGACCTCTCCAATCTTGGAGACCCAGACGAACCATTCAACGATGAAGTCATGCAAGCGTTAGGCAAGAGCCTCACCCTATGGGTGAACGGTCATGCACACTTGCTCGCATCCATCAACCCATCCGTCACCGTGTCCGTTGACGAACCCGAAGATGTCCCCACGGGAAACGCCGTTGGGTCAGAACAACAAGAAAGAAAAGGTGATACCCATGAGTGAAAACTGGAAATCAAACTGTGACAACTGTGGCGAACGTCCGCACACTCACGGAGCAAATGGAGTCGATGGCACTCAAGTCATGCTCTGCGATGCCTGTGTTGCAACTCTGCAAGACAAAGGTGAACTGCCAAACGTGGAGGTGGAGTGATGAACGATTCACCACTAAAGAAATGTCCAGTCTGCATCCGTGCCTACCGTGGCATGGGCGCACTGTCACGGAGAGACAACCAGACCGAGGTCTGCTCTGACTGTGGTCAGCGTGAGGCGCTGGAGGCATTCGTAGGACTGTCCGCAACAAACAATCCTGCCGACCCTGCCACCACCACCTGCAAGCACTGCGGTGAGACCGTCCGTCACGATGGCATCGGCGCATGGGTTGACGAGACCGATGGTGATGGATGCCTGCAAATCACCAAGTTCAATCAGGTTCACGAACCAGTATTGGCAGGTGCATGATGCAAGTTCGTTTCAGTTACTCACCAAAGCACGTCAAGTTCGTCTATGACGCTGACACCGCTCGTGTCCGTGCCACGTTCATCCACGACAGCGCAGAAGTCAACTCAAAGTGGCTTACCGCTGACGAGGAGGCGAGCATAGGCGAGGTCTACGAGGACATCTACACCTACAAGGAGTATTCCATCAACCTCAAAGAGTTGCTAGAGACCGACTTCATGTTCGACTCGTGCGACAGTGAACCCTGCAACTTTGAAATCATGCTAGACGAACTATCCGCTAGGTAGTCCGTTAGGGCTTATGGACGCCTTCATCCGTGGGGGCGTCCGTAACCCTCAACCTTCAACCCTGAGTTGAAAGATTCAAACTCAACGACATCAAGAAAGAAAAGGTGATACCCATGTCGATTACTCAACTAGACCTCAAAGGGCTGACCATGGAACAGGTGCAGAAAGCCATCGACCAAGCAGTCCTACAAGAAAACAGTCGGCAGTTCATGGTCAAATACCGTGCCGAACAAAAAGAAAAGAACAAAGCCAAAGCGCAAGAGCGTGGCAGACGCACACGCATCATCAACACCATGGTCAAACTAGGTGTGCCAGTAAACCCCATCAAAACGAACTGGAACGACTCCAAGCGTGGTGAAAAGATGAACCTGTCTACCCAGCCATCCGCCAAAGAGGAAAGCAAGGGCAGTTACCAACTGTCTATGGATGTCAAACACGCCATAGAGTTTCACAAATACCTAGACATCCTGCGCAACACCCTCGTGTTCAAAATCACAGAGGTGCAGGTCGGCAACTACATGGGCGGTTCAGAAAACCCCATCTACACCTACTACATCCGATTCATGGGAGACAAATAATGATTAGTCAAAGCATCGACGTGCCACTCACACAAAGAGAACTCAAAAGCCTCACCGTGTTGACCTCCTCATTCATCGAGGACGTCACTGGCATCATCAAGAACGTCAAACAAAACGGTGGTGAGGTTGACATTGACTTCATCAAAGCCTCCATCGACATGGCAGTTCTACTTGCAAAGTTGAACGGTTACCGTGAGGGCGCAATCGGGCTAGAAATAGCAGAACTGGATGCCATGTTCAGAATGCCATCCGTCAACCCATCCGTAGGCTCGTCCGAAGATGACGACGAAGGGCGCTGAGATGACGATTCAAACTCAACGCATGTGTTACAAATGTGAACTCGATGTTGCAATCAACCGACTCGATACAGAACACCCATCTTGCAAAGGGTGTTTCGATGGGTCACACGTATTCGGTTGCGACTTCTGCGAAAACGGTCTAGCCACAGAGCAGGTCGATTACTCCACTGGGCAACGTGAGTGGTGGTGTTCGACTTGTGTGGTAGAACATGGTATAAATGACATCCAGTCAAAAATGCGCTACGTAAATGCGGGCGCATGGTTCATCGAAAACCTAGGAGGGCGATAAACATGGAAAAGCAATACGAAATCAAATGGACACTAGAAAAGTGGTTCAAGGTCACCATCACCGCTGAAAGCGAGGAGCAGGCACGTGAGATGTTCTGGGCTGGCGAACACGGTGAACCAACTCAATACGGCGCAGAAATCCAAGAGGGTGTAGACGTAGAGGAGGTCAAATAATGGCTAAGGTCAGAGACGTGCGCAAAGCACTCAAAGCATCAGACCCAGACTCTCACATTGCAATCTGGTTCGTCACCAAGCGTGAGATGGAGCGTGAGATGGAAGTCAGCATGACTGACGAAGTCTGGCGTCTAGCCACCACCAAGTGGCTCAAAGCCAACTACGCCACGCTCACGGAGAGCATCAAACAAATGACATGGGATGCCGAATACGACACGGAGGGCGAGGAAGTCCACGCTGTGTCCGTAGACGCATCCGTAGACCCATCCGAAGATGAGAAAAACGGCGCTTCAGCCGTGTCCCCAAAGATTCAAAAACCAAAGAAAGTGAAGTGATAACCATGCCAACAGTTACAACTCCTTACAACAAAACCGCCGAAGTCGAGATAGGCACACCAGCCACCATCGGCATCGGCAGTGACTCATACCCTGCAACCATTGTCAGTTTCTTACTGTTCAAGTCAGGGGCAAAGCAAGGACAAGTCCGTAGCATCCTCGTTCAGTGGGACAACCACAAGTTCAACCCAGAGACGAGAGAGGACGAGTATTCACGCAACCCCGATGGCAAAATCATGGTGTTCACACAGAACAAGCGTGGACGCTGGCACAGCAACAACTCCTACGGTCTGGGCATCGGTCACAGACGTTACTACCAAGACCCATCGTTCTAGTCCGTAAGGATGTCCGTTGGTGGTAACCCGCCGCCAAAAAAATAAAAATCGGCACGCAAGCCGAGAAAGAAAAAGGTGATAACCATGACACGCATCAAACTCATTCGTGTTCAAGACGCACACACCCGCCTAAAAGCAGGTGACACTGGAACTATCGTTGGAGAGTCGTTCGACCAAATCGGTTACGAACGTCTCGTCCGTCTCGATGTCCAATGGGATAGCGGGTCAACTCTCGCTATCTACCCACACCTTGACGAGTTCGAGGTAATCACAGAACCATCCGTCGGCTCGTCCGTAAGCCAATAACCCGTGAAAGCGCTTTCACAGATTTCAGGAGCATCATGAGCATCAAAAAAAGATTCAAAGAACTAGGCGCAGTCGTAGAGATTCCAGACTTACATGTCTGGGTCTCTGACGATGGCATGTGGGGAGTAGGTGAACTTGTAGTTGTAAACGCCACGCAGTGGTCTATCCAACAGTTTGAGAAGTTCTCTGACTTGCATCCCACAGAACGCTGGAACACAGCCATAGAATGGGCATCCGCAACAAACAAGGAGGGCGATAAGCCATGACACAAGAACAAAAAAGAATGCTTGACTTTCTCATTTACGAGAACGAGGATGGAACATGGACAGGTGAAGTAAAGAACATCCTGCTATCTCCGTTCGCACCATCGCTATTCGTAGCAACAGCATCAACCAAACTAGAAGTCACCGAACAGGTGGCACGATTCGCATTGGAGGGCGATACCCATGAGTAACATCGAACAGGTCATACATGACCGCAAACTAACAGAGCAAGGACGTCACGAGGGCATGCAGTGGATGCGTGACCACTTGATTGACAAACTGAACCACGACTTGGAGAGCAACGAGTGCGACTGCCAGTGCGATGCACTCAAAGACGTAGTGGATTACCTGACAGGCGAGTTGCCTGAATCAACTCACCAGCATGTCTGGCAAACTGACAACCTATCGGACACCTACGAAACCATCTGTGGTGTCTGCCAAGCAGTAAAGGAGGATGCGCTACCCCTATCGAACGATGTTGACGACCAGTGGTGTGACACCTGCGGGTCAGAACTGACTCACCCATGTGGATGCGAGGCGAACGACTAATGGGTTATGGCATCTCATTCCTAAGTCGCACACAGTTGCGCCAAATAATCGACACCACCACTAACCCAGTAGTCAAAGCCTACGCAGAGGCAACTCTGACTGTCTATGACCTACACCTTGACCTTGAAAAGAGTCTCGTAGAGGCTATTGGCGAGGCTCACGAGGCTCAAGAATGACGGGCGCACAGCAAGCGTTCAAGGCGGGCGTCCGTGAGGGCGTCCGTCAAGAGCGTGAACGCATTTTCAAATCAAATCTCTGGAACATCTTGCGTGAGCAAGGTTGGTCAGAGTTCTCAATGTCACAACTATGTGCTGAACTAGAGTTACTCAAAGAAGTAGAGGAGAACGAGGATGCAGACATTCTTACCACTAGCAACGAGTAACTTCGTTGACATCGCAAAGACGCTTGACAACAAGCGTCTCAATAAGCAGGCTCTGGAGGGTTGGCAAATCATGCTGACCCTCCTAGAACTTGACCCAGAGGGTAACCATCGCACACCAAAAGGCTGGGTAAACCATCCAGCAGTCAAGATGTGGCGTGGCTCTGAGACCCTGCTTATGGGTTACGTAGTCGCTATGACCCAAGAATGGGTGAACCGTGGCTATAAAACCACGATTGGTGTCAAAGCCATGAAAACACTCATTCGTGGCATCGAACTCAAACGAGCCTCTACAAAGCCATCAGAGCCTCTCTGGATGGCTGACAAAGACAAGTTTGAGCAGATTGCCTCAAGCCACCGCAAGGCTCTCCTAGCCAAAGATTACGACTGGTATAGCCAGTTTGGTTGGGCAGAGGACACTGGCACAGCACCAACCACCTACGAATACATCTGGGAGTAAAGATGAAACTAAAACATGCAGTAGGAGACACCATTCGCAGTCTCCGTCAAGAAAGAAACATGACCCTGCGCATTCTGTCCAGCAGGTCTCATGTAGCACTAGGTCACATCTCTGACGTTGAACGAGGCAACAAAGGGGCAAGCCACGAACTGCTAGAGGCTCTTGCTTTAGGGCTAGACATCTCCACCACCGACCTCATTGGAGAAATCTACGAGTATCTAAAGGAGAACAATGGCTAAGAGCAAAGCACGTCACCGTGCAGAATGGCGTCCGTTGGACTATCCATTACAGTCATACATCCGCATGTATCAAAATCGCTGGTGGCATTTCCAAAAGCCAGCACTCAAAAGAAAGGTCAGTCTGTGTCTAAAGCACGTATCGGAACTGATAAAGAAACTAAGCAAATAATCAAAGAGGCTAAAAGCCAAGGTTGGCAAATCGTCATGACCAATGGCAACCACCTCAAATGGATAGCACCCAACGGTAAAGTAGTGTTCTCCGCTTTGACAGGGTCAGACCGCCGAGGTATTCTAAACCTCAAGAGCCAACTGCGCATCGCTGGGTTTATCGAAATCAAAAAGCAAGGTAAAAGCAAATGAATGAATCGTGGGTAGGGGCAATCTGCTCCGAAACTGACCCTGAACTTTTCTTCCCAGAGAAGTTGAGCAACACTACACAAATCAGGCAAGCAAAGCGCCTCTGCGCCACGTGTCCACTCACCGCCCAATGCCTAGAGGTGGCTATGAAAAAGCCATACGAGGGCATCTGGGGGGGAACTCTACCCAGTGAGAGAGCAAGCATGAAAAGACATCCTGAACTAATCCAAAAACACCTAAAAGAACTGAGGGCAAATGCTAGAACTATTGAGCAGGCTGACTAATGGAACAGCCAGATTTATTGAACAAAGACGACGTGGCAAAACTCGCAGGGTTCAAGTCACGCACGACCGTGAGGCTTTATCAAAAGCGAGGCATCCTTCCCAAGCCAGACGTTTACGTCAAGAGCAAGCCGATGTGGAACAGGTCAACTATCGAAAGATGGAACTGTGACCGCAACAGCATCGAACTGGTAGAGATTCCGTAAGACTATCCGTAAGCCCACTTCGCTGCCAAAAAAATGTCAGTGGGGTGTGCTAAGAAATCGAGGGCAATAATGATTCAGCAAAAACTAAATGATTACATTCAAAGTTGGCTACCAAAAGCCGACCTACTACCCATCACCAAAAAGAACTACGAGTCTGTCCTACGCATCCACGTCCTGCCACGCATGGGCGAGAGAGTCATAGCAGACATCCGTAGAGCCGATGTCCGTCAACTGCTGGACGAACTACGTGACGTAGGCATCTCCAGTTCTATCCGCTCCCAAGCCAAAGCCTCCCTAGGCTCTGCACTGCAGGCACTGGTAGACCGTGACGAACTAGAGTCCAACCCGACGCACAAGATTCGCATCAAGAAGTTAGACAGCCAAGACCTACGCAACGTCCTAGACCCAGAGGACTTCAAGACCATCCGTCAGAACCTCCGTAATGACGTCGCCGCACTTTTTGCAGACTTCCTTGTTCTTTCGGGTTGCCGATTCGGAGAGGCATCCGAACTAAGACTCAAAGATGCCAACTTCAAAACCAACGAAATCTACATTCAAAGACGAGTCAGTGACCTAGGTGGAAACCATAACAATGGTTCAAGATTCAGGGTTATCGAGGCTACAAAGTCAGGTCGTAGCCGTGCTGTCGTAGTCACAAAGCCACTTATGGACGCAATCAAAGCCCATTCACAAGCCCACGGACTAGCACAAAACGACCTATTGTTCCCTGTGAACTTGTTTGCTAAAGACGATACCGTGGAAAGCATGTCACGAGACACGGACACCGCAAAGACATTCGTCAAGAACAAAAGGTTATACACCCACGGAACGCAATACGCTTACGTGCATGGTCTTTGCAGGTGTGAGCAATGCCGAGATGCGATGCGAAAGTATCGAGCATCACAACGCCTACCAAAAGTCAACCAGCGTCCTGCCACCAACACGACAGGACACTTACCTCGTGACACATGGAGACTAATCTGGCTAGAGGCAATCGGTAAGTCCAATGTGGAATGGAGTCCACGCACCCACGACCTTCGTCATGCCAACGCTACGCTGTTACTAAAAAATGGCGTGGATGTGAACGAAGTCAAGGAGCGTCTAGGACACTCATCCATCAAGACGACAGAACGATACCTACATCGTCTGCGTCACCAACGGTCAAAAGCAGCGGAAGCAGTGGCTGACTTTTTGGAGTGATACAAATGAATACAAAGATAACCAAACTGATAAGCACCAGCATCTTGACACTAATCCTGTCAGGATGTGTCACCCCGCAAGAGGTGACTCCAGTAATAAAAGCCGAACCAGCAGTTTACTCAAAGCCCACTAGCATCAACCCAATAATGGTTCATGCTCAAGCAATGAAAGTAAAAGCCATTCGGAAGCAAATCGTGAAGCAAGCCATCTCAGGATTGGGTGTTCCCTATGTCTATAGTGGAATGTCTAGGTCTGGGTGGGACTGCTCAGGATTTACTGCTTATGTGTATGGTAAGTTCGGGATACAACTAGAGCATTCAGCAACAAAGCAAGCGCATTCTGCAAAGCCCAACCGCAAGCCACAGGCTGGCGACTTGGTAGCATTCAGCAGAGGCGATGGCTATTGGTATTACCACGTAGGTATCTACATAGGTAATGGCAAAGTTGTCAATGCAAACAGTTACTACGGACGAACAGTTGTAGAACCCATCACCAACTACAAAGGTGACAAGATTACATACATCAACGTAATCAAGTAGAACAAGAAAAGCCCCTCACTACTTAGGTAGTGGGGGGTTTTTTTATACCCAAATCCGTAAGCCCATCCGCAAGAATCTCCGCCGCAGCGAAGACCTGGCTGTCGTCTTCGCAGTACTGGACAACCTGACGGACAAATCCATCCGTAAGGGTATCCGTCAATCCACTTTTCGATAACGGGGTTATCGAAAAGCGACTTTTTACGAGAAGCCGCTCCGTAAGAAACGGATAGCCTAACGGATAAAAGAAAACCCCCACCGAAGTGAGGGTTCTCATTTGAGTTGAACTACTGAGTTAGCGCATGCAACTTAGTGATACGGAAGCCTGACCACGAGTCATTGTCCGTAACCACCACAGGAGCAGAGGTGTAGCCCTTCTCCTCAATCAAAGGCATAATCTCTGGACTGTCAGCAATCATCTTCGCAACAAACTCTACGTTGTGGAGCGTCAGGAAGCGCTTAGTCTGCTCACACTGAACACAGTTAGGGTTTGAGTAAACAGTAACCATTACGAGTTCTCCTTGATTAGTTTGATTTCACAAGCGTCAGTGGTGCAGTATGCCTCACCGATGGCGTCAATGCCCAAGCCCTGATAGACCCCAGCAAAGTCGATAGGGAACAACTTAGCCTCTTGCTCAAGGTATTCCTCCTCGGTGATTTGCGTGTAAGGCATCTGAGGATAGGTGTCATTACCCATTGGCAAGAAAGAGACCGTCTTTAGTTGTCCGTCATACATTCGCAAACACGTTCCAACATCCTTAGCCTCATCCGTAGCATCGAAAGTTACCGTAACGCTCACTGAGTTATCACTCCAATAGCGCTGTGCAGTAGCAGCCAAAGCCATCTTTTCAAAGACAGAGACATCCTTTTCACTGCGCTTGGCGTCAGTTTTGATAGGGAAAAACACAACTGAGGTAGTGTCTGGTGACTCTGATGCAGGCTCAACACGGTAGTTAGCCATCTTGAATAGTTCAAGCATTGGGTCACTGTTACCAAAACGGATAGCACGGTTGAAGAACTTACCGCCAGAAGTCCAGTGGACACCTGGAGATTCACCAGCCAAGATAGACACAGTGCCAGAAGGCTTTACAGTAGTCATCTTGATGCTCTCACGGATGCCCAGCCACTCACTGTAAGTCTGGTCATAGCCCTTTACTGTCTTGTAACCTTCATCCATCCACTCACGCAAAGTCTGCATGCCCTTGTTGTCTGCAAAGTTTGCAACACCAGAAACCGAAGTTCCAATGCGACGGTTACGTTGCATGATTGCGTTGGTTTCCTCCCAGTGGGTAGGAAGCAAGGTTACAGTCTTGGCGTAAAGGTAAGCAAACTTTAGAGTGCGCTTGAAGTCCTCAAGAGAGTCGTGACGGTTCAGGTAAGTCTCAACCAAAGTACACATTTCAAATGATTCAAGTGATTGTTCGGCGCAAGGGTTGTAGCCCATGATTCGCCAGTCCTTGTTGTTTGGAGCATCAACTAAGCGACCATACTTCTTAGAAGTGTCCATCCAAATAACACCTGGCTCACCATTGCGAACGATTCCATCGACGATAGGCTCAAAATCTGTGCCTACGGATACCTCTACGGAGTTGTTTGACATCCAAGCCCAACCTGGCTTTTCAGGGTCATAAGAGTTACGCTCAGGGAACACGTCAGAGTTCTTCAAGTTCAAGAAGTCTTGGTCGTCAATACGCCCGATTAGTAGTTCAGCGGAGCGACGCACGTTGCCCGAAACTACACAGACACCAATCATGTTGCCAATGTCAGCGATGTCCTTACGGGTAAGTGCTTCGCCTTTGCGACCCAAGAACATCCCACGGATGTGGTTATGGAGTTTCAACAGAGGCTCATGTCCAGCAGCAGTGCCACCAAACGTTTTGATAGGCGCTCCGTAAGGGCGAATCTGGTCATAGTTGAAGTCCCAGTTAGGCTGGTCAGGCTTCAAGAAAGAGTTGATAAGCGCAGAAGTAGACTCTTGCCATCCTTCACGAGTGTCAGGGATGTCGTAATCCTGTGGGGTGTTTGGCTCATAGATTTCAAAACCTTTGTCTGCACCCTTGTCATCAAAGCCAACACCAACGCCCAACATAGACGCCTCCATAAGAAAAGCGAAAGGCTTGGCAGGGTTGTTCTTAGTCATTTCATTGGTGGAAACAAATGCACAGTTCTGCAGAGCCGCTGAGTTCTTTTGCTTGTTTACAATGTCAGTTCCCATGACCCAAAGTCCACGACCTGGTGGTGTCCACTTCAAGTTGAACAGACGGTCAAACGCCTCCTTAGCCGAGGCTGCTGCCTTAGCGTCAGACCATGGCAAGCGTGATGACTTAGCGTGGTCTTTCTGAAGTGAATACATACCGTTGATTACACGCTCACATACTTCGACCCAAGTTTCCTTAGTGCCATCGTCTTTCTTGCGGGAGTATGTGCGGAGGAATGTAATCTCGCCTACGGAGTTTCCTGCTACATCTTTGTAACCAAACGGTGCTTTCTTATCCTTGTAAGTTGATACAAAATCTTCCGCTAAACGGAAAGAGAACATGCTCATAAAGCCACCATTTCTTGTTTTAGTTAAATACCCCCAGATTGGGGAACTTCTATTGTCGCTTGACTGAGCATAATCTACTTCTGATAACTCTGTCAAAATGAGACGATTTTTGCGTCCGACAGGTATCCGTCAGACAGCACCACTGTTATCAGTTACTTATCTTCGATAGCATTCTTGATAATGTAAGTGGTTTGCTCTTCCGTCATACCCTGTTGCTGACGTTCTTGCTCCTTGATTGCCTGCACTCTGTCACCAAAGATTGCGCTCAAAACACCCTGACCAGCATTGCGTTGTGCAGTGATTTGAATGAACTCTTTATTCTCATCAAGAGCCTTGATTTTCTCCAACATCTTGAAGTATCTGTCCATCTCTTGAGACAAGTTAGGGTCAGCATAACCACCGTTCAACTCCTCTGAGAACCGCATGAATGCTACTCTCTGGGCTTGCATCTCAAGCAACGTAGTGTTCAACGCACGTAGTTGAGCAGGGGTCTCGACCTTGACTGGCAGGTTGAATGCACAAGTGTTTGCAGGCTTGAATGCAGGGCAGTTAGCAGCAATAAAACAGGTGTCACACTGCCTCAAAGAGGTGGTGTTGGACTGCACCATAGGCACTTGCTTTAGAACATCACGACCATCTTGATTCTCTACAACAGTGGTCATCTCGTAACCAAAAACAGGCATAGAAATGACCTCAGAAGGGTCTCTTTGAACTACTTCTTGTCTTTCGACTTTCCGCATTTCAGAACCGTTGTTATCAGAAGAACCTATACCTGTTTCCATCAAACCAGTGTATAAAGTATCGTCACTGTTGTCAGATAGTTCTGACTGGGTTGGCTTCCATGGATGGTTGTTATTGCTGGGTGTGTCTTTACTCACATTTGCCTCTAACTGTAAATACGACCAGATTGCCAGCCGTGTTGCTTCCAAAGTATCATCCGCAACAAACTTCGCAAAGTCCAAGTCTGCACGTTCAACAATGTTCTTGTAGCGGGGTCTAGCCTGCTCTTTCATCCGTTTTGGGTAACGAACTAACTTGCCACCATCCCACACAATGGTTTCTCCTCGACGCATCGGTGATAGCCAAGAAAGAGTAGATGTAGTAGCAAAAGGAATCTGTCTTAGATTGTCGGGTTTTGCACAAGCCAGAGCGTGGAAGCGTACTGGGTGCTGACGGATAAGGTTACGGACAACGCCAGCCAAGGATGTAACAGACTCAATAGCCTCATAAGGGATGGCAATGTTCTGGAACTGAGTTGCCCACTTCTGCAATACAAGAGTGTTGTATGACTCATGCCAAACAATCCACATCTTTGGGTCGTTCTCGAAAGAGGCACGGTTTGCCACAATCTTAGGCAACCCCCAAACTTGTGAGTCAAACTCTACCCAACCTTCGATGCGGTCATAGTTTTCAGCAATGAACTCCTCATACTCGGCTGCGTAATCTTCTAACTCGGATGGACTTAGGTTAGCCTTATCTGCTTGAGTTGCGCCAGAATCAACAAAAACCTTCATTTGGGGAAGAAAATGCTCCGCAATCAGGTATTTCTTAGTAGTAGGTAACCCACGCTTACGGAGACCCCAATAGTTGAGCATTACGTGACGGACACCCTCACGCTCCAACAGGGTTCTATTGGACGGAATCTCTACTCCACCAAAGATAATCATTCGAAGTTCAACCCCTCAGTGCGGGTCAAACGAGCATCTTGTGTTTTTAGTTCATTCTGCTTACGGATGGCTTCTTCAATGTCAGTCCATGCCCTTACACGCTTAGGAGCGTCAGGACGGAACTCTGGACGGGTGTATGAGGGAACACCAAACATCAAAGGCACAATGCCTTGGTCAAACGCATACGCCCACATGGTTGGGTTGTTAGTTAGGAATAGGTCAATACGACCTCTGGCTCTAGCCACGTTGATTTGACGTTCTGCAAGGTTTTCGTCAACTAACGCTACGGACTTGTCAATCAAGTTGTCGTAATCAACGATTTTATTGACATCAATCCACTGCTGTGCCTCAAGAGCAGACATGTCAGTCATAAACGAAATCTGGTTATAGGCGGCTAACTGAGCCACCAAAATGATGCCCTGAGAGATTGGCTCATCATTACGCCCCCGTAATACGCCTTCTAGTTCTACAAGTATGTGCATAGTTTCCTAGTCGTTTTCGTCGCCACTACAGTGGCATCGACATTTTTCTTCCATGCAGACATTCCCGTAAAGTTCATGCCCGCATAATCTACAGTAGTCAGTTATTGAGATGAGTGTTCCTATAGGTTGCTGCTCGACGAATCAGTGTTCTAGCATCTGGGAGTTCTGCGGCTGCAGAAGGCTGACGGAGGTTCTCACGGATACTACGGAGCAACCCAATAGTTCCCAATCTTTTGCCCGCCTGCCATCTGTAGTTATGGAAATCAGCATAACCAGTTCCTGTGGAAGAAAAGGCTAAACCTCTATTACTGTGAATCTCGTCATAAAGGGCTGAGGCTTGTTGACCAACAATAGATAGTCGGCTTTGCGCATTACGCCTCAAAGCGTCGTTATGAGACGTCTGGACGTCATTTAGAGCCTGTGTGTAACGAGTGTGAGCCTGTGACGCTAACTGGGCGTCAGATGCCACTACAGAGTCCCATGCGGGCTGTGCAGGGGCTTTCTGGTTTGGGTCTGGGTGGACAGTCCATTCGTCGTATTTGAGGTCGTATGCGGCGTATGGCTTGATAGCACGAATGTCAGTAGCACCAGCGTTTACGTAAAAAGTTAGTTCGTAACCATTCCAGTCAGCGGTCTGTGGTTGCAGTTCTTCTCTAAACTCTTCGTTTAGTTGTTCGCTAATCTCAGTATCCGACAGACCAGCAAACTCTGGGTTGGCTTTACGGAACTGTAGATAATCCACACCTATAAGACAATCAAGGTCAGCAGGTTGTCTATTGGCTGACCATTGGTATGACACTCCAGACCCTGCAAGCCATGGACGTGACCATAGTTCTGGATGGCGGTAACGAACGCCTAAGAAGTCATTGAGCGTGGCGACTATACCCGTACGCACCCAAGACTGCAAAACCCTACCCTGAAATAGGGTAGGGTCAAGCATCTTTTCAGGTTCGCTGAAGTAAGAAGTAGGGTTGACGCCTGCAGTAGTCATACGACTAGTTTAGTCGTTATCTGGCGTTTTCGGCGTCTGTATTACCCTGTGATTACGGACGTTTTCAGCATTGAAGGTTGGCTCAATAAAGCCGCAATCAACATGGGCTTCAGCAAACCTATTGGCAAAGTCGATTACTACCGAATCCATCTCATCGGCAGCGTCCATTGTGAACGAACTGTCACAACTTCCACACTTCAACTCAACCATCATGGCTTATTCTCCTTCGGGAGTAACTCCACGCTTTGCCAGCGCTTCCTTTACCTTATCAGAAACCGACTCAGGAGTTGGGTTCAAAATAGGCATAAGGGTGGCGACAATACGGTCAACCAGAAGGGCGTTGTCCACTTCTTGGACTACCTGACGGGCAATCTGGTAGATGTCAAAGTTAGTGGCGGGGCGCTTGGTAACCAACTCATCGGTGATTGGGTCTGGGCTGGTGGCAAACGTTCCATCAGCGTAAATGACTACGGAGAAGGAGGTTTCGATTTCTTTGTTTTCGGACATGTTTTCCTTAGTTGTTGTAGAGACCCATAATCTGACGGCGACGTTGAACAACCTCACCGTGATAAGGGCAGAAGTTACAGGTGTAAACTTTAGGACCGTCAAGGTGTTCAGGCAATGGTAACCCTAGTTCCCCACGTTCCTTGGCAGTGTTTGGAAGAAGGCGCTTAGATGGGCTTTGGTAGTCTTCACAATCAAACTTAGGCTGATTGTGACGCTGCCAACATTCCATAGCATCTTCCGCAAACTGCATTTTGGTTTCATAAAATGACTTGTCAGGGTCAATCTCATTTAGACCAGCAGAACCACCCTTTTTGAACTGCTCAAGGATGACTTTTTTCTGCTCAGGATTTGCCCATGCAGTTACAGGCAACTTGAACAACTTACCCTTATGAGGTTCTCCAGAGTCAAACACATGTTTTTCCAGAGAAATCTCTAGTAGATAATCACGGTCGCTCGGACCCTCATAGTCAGGCAGTTCTTCAAGAGTTTCACAAACTAGGCACATCAACAAACGGATGAGCGGACCTTCGATTGGTTTTGAACCAATAACGGGTTTGAAATCAGACATGTAATGCTCCTAGTTAGAAAACTATCTAACTACATACTAGTGGGTTTTAGAACTTTTGGCGAGGGTTGAATGTAGGTTTTGGTTCGTGCAGAATACGCATGTTCTGGTCACGTTCGTTAGGGTGAGGTTTGGTGGAGTGCATGATGCCTCCACTAATCTGTAGCCCTGGACTGGTTGGGTGGTCTTCTGCGTGAACAGTATAGCCAAAACGTCCAGCAACACCTACATTGCTAACAGACTCATGAATACGTTTGATTCCCTCTGCCATCGTGTTGGCGTGAAAGTGATTTACACCACCATCTGGGCTATACACTTGGAACTTCTTTAGACCTGCAAAGTTCTTATCAGTGTCCATGTTCATGGTGTCCTGATGAGCATGCTCATACAGGTTTGAACGGTTAGGGTGATTGCCACGGTCTTCGGGCATAGCGGCTGTGTACATTAGACTTCCTGAACTGGACGACCAGAGGCGGCTGCGCCACGACGTAGTGTCCCTTGGTGGATACTTGTGGTCATACTGTGCTTGTCCTTTGGAATGACCCAACCCTGTGACTCGCTGTGAACACCAATAGGAGTTCCATAAGACTTCACAATGTAGTTGATGTCAGCCAATGACTTGATAGCCTGCAGACCTGCGCCTGAATACAAACGACCAAAAGAAATGTCAGTTCCAGCGGTTGGAGAAATCCTCTGACCGCTAAATGAACCAGAAGTAGCAAAACTCTTCAACTGAGAGATTGGAGCATCTGCAGTTGAACGAGTGGCTCTCTCATTCTTTTCACGACGAGTAGGCACAGCCTTTGATTCGTGGTAGTGAACACCAAGTTGTGGCTCGCCACATGTAGGGCAAAAATCTGCACCCATAGTTAAAACTTCCAATCGTGTTCGGCAGGTTTTTGCTTCTTCCAAGACTCAATCATGTTACCGCTTCCATCTCCAACTGGAACAAAATCAGGATTTGATTTTTTGTTCCATGTCGCTTCTGCTTGTTTCCAAGCATCAGTGTGGGCGTCTGTGTGCGGGTTTAGTTCGGTAACATCACCGACGGCTTTTCCTGCCTTACTACGTTTTCTAAATAGAGGCATGATTACTTCCCTGGGTTTACCTTGGCTGGGTATTCAGAAGTCTTGAAACCGTAACCATAAAATGGGTGAAGTGACTGTAGGTTGTCTACAGTCTTCTCGTGACCTAGAACATCTAGGACTTCGGTGTCTGGGCGAGCCTTGCGGTACTTGCCATCAGTTGTGCCTTCTTCAAGGCTCTTGCTCATTGAGCGGCTGGTGTTTACTGCCATTTTCTTCTTTCCTAACTTAGGTATGCGTACTTGTAAGAGTTTACGATGCCCTCAGCGATGTCTTTAGGAGTCATTGACTGACCATAACGGGCATCTCTGCCTTCAGCAACTCCAAGAGACGCTGCAGTGCCTAAGTGTTCAGCGGCAATCTGCAACTGGTTGTGTGCTTCTCTAAAGTTGTTGCTGTCGTGATGTTCGGCAGAACGGTGAAATGCTTTGACAGCCCTGTCTAATGTTGAGTGAACTGCGTCGCTTGTCCCATTGTAGTAACCTACACGGTTGATAAGTTCTGCCATGTCGTCATGTTCAGGTGTCATGATTTCCTAACCTAGGTACTGTCTGCGGTATGCGGATGCAATCGAGTCAGCAATAGGACGAACCTGTCCATTGCTTAGTAGGCGACCGATTGAACCAATGTGAGATGCTGCGCTTGATAGTGCAGAATGTGCGGCACGATACGATTTCTTGCCGTGAAGAACCATTGCTTGGTGGAGCATGTCATCTGCTCTGTCAGCCAAAGTGTCTACTTGGTTACTAGATGCGTCATCTAGACCACGCAACTGTTGAGCATGGGCGTTTCGTCCCTGAGCCAGAAGGCTGTACATTTGATTGATGTGGTGGCTGTCTGGATTCATTACGAAATCATCCCTTTCACTCTGTGTGCCGAACGGGTGTTCAAACAAGGTAGGCACAACCCCTTGTTATACATAAACTCAACAGGGTTTACGATTACGCCGCATTGCGGGCAAGGCGCAGACCCTCTATAAAGAGTAGCATTTTCGGCTATTTTTGCAGCCTGAAGTTCTAGCGTAAATCCGCCGTCGCCATTATCCATGATTAGTCACTTCCTAAACTGTTTCTACTGCTTCCTGCATACCCTGCTGGGCTGCCTGAATACCACGACACACGTGGTTCTGTGTAAACACGGTCAATACTGACGACATCGTCAATACCAGGCTGTGTTCTTTCTCCCCAACCAAACCTTGGCGGGAACAACTGAATCTGAGGGATTGGTGGGCGAACCATTTGCTGCAACTGCGCACCTGGAATGGTAGCAACCATGAGTGCTTGTTGGGTTAGTCGTTCTTCATTTGATGCAAACGGACCCGAATACGCCCAGCGTGCGGGAATCCTGTCGGAGGGTCTAGCGGATACGCCAGCGTTCTGCCAAGGTTTTGTGTGGTCATACTGTCCGTCAGTCTCATTGACTCCGTGACTAAAACCTAGTTTTGCAATCTCAGCCATTACCGCTCCTGTGCTGGTAGTGGTGGAAGACCGTGGTTAGTCGGGTCCCAATGTGGGTTTTCTTCTATCCATCTACGAACCTTATTGGCTTCACCTGTAGCAGAGGCTTGTGAACGCACGTTTGAAGTTGTTTTATTGCGCTTTTGGTAAGACCAGTGCATTGCTTGGTAACCACCAAACGTTGTGTCTGGGTGGATTAGACCGTTAGAGATTGAATGGGCGTATGCGTGTTGATAAGCGTTTTGCACAAAGTCATAAACGTGTGCTTTTTTCATGTGGTCGTTAGCAACGTCGGCATTCAAGTCAAGTCTGTCCATGCCTGCATCGTAAGCGTGGAAATCAACAGGGAAACGAGTTGACTTTCCTGCAGTTGCTAAGGCGTGCGCAAAGTCTGGTGTTTTACGGTAAATACGAACAGTAGGTTTACCTTCGCTTGCAAAAACATCTGGACCTACAGGGTCGCTAATCTCGTTGTCACGGATACGAAGTGCTTTACTGATTACACCATTAGTTGTGCTTTCTAACGGAGTGCCAGAGATACCCACGTTACGGCGCATTTCTGACAAAACATCTTTGTCAGCGCCTTCTTTACCCATTTCTACCATTTTGTGGATTTGACGAGTTTGAACATCATCGAAGTCAAGAGTTTGAAAACTACCCAAAACGTTTTGTGACCAAGAGTTTTTAGGGGATAGGACGCTAAGTTGACCAGCACCTGCGAATGCGGGATTGGCAGCGCTAAACTGTTGCCCAATGTGAGTGGCGTATTGATGCCCTTTTGGATACCACGAGTTACCTGTTTGCACATCAACAGGCTCAAACTTTGCAGTTCTAGCCAACAAGTTGCCCACTAAAGCGTGGTGGTTTTCTTCATTTAGTTCGAAGTTTCCAGGTGTCAGTGCCATTAGTGACTCCAAGCAGGCTTGAGGTACGCAAGGGCATTTGCACGTTGCACGTTGATAGTTGTTGCACTACCAGTAGTGTTGGCTTTGCCGTCGTTTACAAGATGTGGAGCAGGGATTAGACGAATGTCTGGTGCGGCTTTAGGTGTCTTCCAAACATAAACGCCATTGTCAAGTACTTGCTTGGCTTTGCCTTGACGTTTCAAACCCATTTCAGCGTTGAAATCAGGAGACCAGTAATACATAGATGGTTCAATACGCTCGCCCTTATGGACACCACGCTGGTAGGACTTCTGTCCTAAACGGTTTTTGATTGAATCAAGTAGGCGGTCATCACGACGGCTACGAATAGTGCCTAGGTATCCGTCAGGATACTCGGCTGAAGGAACTCTTCCAGTTCCAATACGAATGGCGTCAAGTTCACCACGTGCGACAGGCATTCCCTGTCCGCCCATGTTGTTATAGCCCTGCAGACCGTTGCCACCAAGTGACTGCCAGTTCTGCGACGGGCTAAAGTTATTGACAGAGCCAGTCATAACCTATCCTTTTAGTTTGCCCCAGTTAGGGATGCGATACCGTTTTCGCCTGCTTCATACACAAGCACACAGTCATCTGGAAACTCGGTAGCAGTTTCTACTTCGAGGACTAGGTGACCTTCATGGCTAGTTGCCGAAAGGATAGTTGTATCCGTCGGTAGGTCGAGCATGAACTCAGCGCTGTTGAAATCAATACGTAGGGTTTTCTGTGCCATTTGTTATTCCTTTATCCATGATGCGTTCGGGTGTGGTTGACCTGGTGTTCCAAAAGAACGTGCGTGTTCTTCCATTGCTTTTTGCTGTGCGGCTGCTTGTTCTCCCATTCCAGTGAGCATCTCAGTGCGACGACCACCTGGGATTACAAGTTGTCTTGGTGCAGGCAAGATTAGTCTAGTCGAAGGAATCAGTGCAATCTTGTTAGGCGCAAACTCACCCTTAGCCAAACCACCAAAGTTGTTAGTGCTGTTTTGACCACGAGTCTCTGTTGCCATAGCACCTTGTGCTTCAGGGCTAAACATGTTGTAGTGGCTACGGAAAGCAGCCTCTTCGCCAGCAGCGTTGAAGTTACGTCCAGAACCAGCGTGTCCAAACACGTCATGAACAGCACGGAACATGTCGTTTTCGTCGTCACTAAATACTGGGTGTGAACCTGTGGTAGCGGTAGCCAAAGTGCGGATGCGACCTCCAGCAACATCGTTCATCATGGCACGAGAAGAACTGTAAGGGTCATCTTTCACAACTTCGTGAACCATACCCATACCCCCATGCGCACGAGGCTTAGTCATAAACTCATACTGACGCTTAGTTTCTTCTGCCATGGCACGGAAACTAGGAACAGCGGCAGGGTCGAACTCTGGGGCTGCTTGGAAATCTTTAGCAATGCCACGAGCCTGACCAATGTTGGCAAGCACGTTATTGAATGACGAAGGTCTTGGAGAATAGTTGCCCTCTTTGCGGTTGTATTCGCCTGCGCCCCATTGAACTTCAGGAACAGAGGCTTCAATACCAACATTGAACTCTGGCAATCTAGGCATTAGTCTTTTCCAAACGCTCTAGGCATAGTTGGAGGTGCAGAGTCAGCAGCAAAAACATTACCTCTACCTACAGATGCGGCATTAGGAGTAGAGCCTGCGCCACGGCGAACACGCCATGAAGTGGCTTTGTCCATTGAACTTCCATAAAAAACCTGAGAAGTATCAACATCTGGGTTTTGATTACCTATAGACGCCCCTGAATCTGAACGAGGAGTTTGCGTGGTAGCAAACTGCATCGAGTGAATCGAATCAGCGGCTGGACTTGTTGAAGGTGTGCCGTAGTTGAACATGGCTACCTCTTTATAGGTAAGACGACTGTTCGCCCATTTGGAAGTTCGGGTTCTGACGACCCGCTACCGAAGGGACGATACGAGCATTAGCCATGGTTGCGCCAGCGGCTGGGTCGATAGTTGGCGAGAACATTGCCTTCACTGTGTATGAAGCACCTTGGCGCTCGTCATACGAAATGTTGACACGGTTCTGCTTGCTACCCATACCAGTAGGGTCACCAGCCTGAACACTCTTCTTAGGGATTAGAGCGCCAGCAAGAACTGGGGCTGGAGTAACTGCATACGGGTCCATCGCAACACGTGCGTTGTTTGAACCGTTGGCTGCGATGTGTTCGCCTGGGGTTGGGTTGCTTCGAGCCATGCTCTTACCTGCCGTTTCTAGGGGATTTGATGGGATGCCTTTACGACGACGCATTGCGTGTCCGACACTGTAACTAGTTGCCACTGGGACTCCTTCGCTTATTACAAGAATAAGACTTTTCTAACTGGCAGAAATGGCAAACACGATTGCCGAAATCTCGCCGTCTCTGCTTTCGATGGTTGTGAAACCTGGTTTGCAAGTAAGGTCTAAACCACGAGGGGCTACGTAGCCACGGGCGATTGCAAGAGCCTTTACTGCTTGATTTACCGCACCAGCACCAACAGCACGCAGTTTTACCTGACGGTTGTCATAGATGGCGTGGGCTATAGCGGATGCTACGGATTGTGGATTTGAGCCTGCTGATACACGAAGGAAGGGTTCTTCCGTAGATGGAGCGACGATTTCGTCTGACATTTGTAGTCCTTATTGTCGAGTTGTGCGCCATCCTCAACATCAAGGATTGCACAAAATCTACAAGGAATCTCGGTATTTGATGTCTTTTATTTGTTCTACTATTTGAGATTCAATGGTGTCAATCGAGACCCCAGCAGCCAACCTAGCAAGGGCATACGAGTCTGCGGCATTATCGTTATTGAACTCAACACCCCAACGTTTGTAGATTTGAAGGAGCATTTCCTGCTTTTTGGCGTTGCCTTTACCAGCGGCATACTTCTTGAGGGTCATAGGCGGAATCTGTAAAGGAACTCGCAGATGCTCTTGATGGTCATAATCAGCAAAATAGTCCCAAAGGGTTAGTTTGACTAGGGCGGCTAGTTCCCCAAGGACTAGGGCAGAATGGCTGGCAAGAACCGTGCCTTCCATGGCTATGTCTTGAATAAAGTTGTCTTGATTGTTTAGGAACTCAATCTTGTCCACAATCCAACCACCAATGTCAGACAAACGTTTCACCCCTGAGTGTGGGGATTTATAGACCCATGTTTTGTAGCAGTCAGGTTTATTTACGTTTAGGGCAGTAATGGCAAACCCAGTCAATGACTGGTCAATACCAACGGCTATTGGTTTATTAGGCAGTAACCCGCCATCAAAGGTCTTTTCGGTCACGCTTATTCTTCTCATCCGTCAGTCTGACGATGGTTGCTATAGCCCAAATCAAACCCCACGCTAATGAAGTAATGATAAAAGTGGTAAACCCTGCGGTAAAAGCGGCATCTGCTGCGTTAGTCATTGTTCTCCAAAGTTACTTTGATGATTTCTTGCTCGATTTGTTCTACGATGAGTTTTTCAGTAATCGTCTTACGGACGTTCTGACGGAGAATAGCCACGACACGGTCGTTCTCGTCCATAGTGGCAATAATCCTCGTTGCTTTTAGCATTAGGTTGACATCAAACAGTTGGTTGGCTAACCACCAACGGAATCCACTAAGCATTCTTGCCCCACTCTCCATCGATAACCATCAAAGCGATTACTGAATAGTTGGCTAAGTCAATGAACGAATCACGTAGGCTTTCGTTCTCAGGGGTAGCACCAGTGTCAATCAAGTGGTTGATACGTGCTAACTTGTCGTGCATACGAACACGCAGACCATTGAGCGGTCCGCCTGGACTATCGCTAATGTTTTTCGGTCCGTAGTCACGGTGTTTCTTTTCTAACAAGATTTGTGCCTCATTGAAGACTCTACCCAAAGCACGACTAAACTCCAGCCAGTCACCAAACTCTTCAAGCGCTTGCTTCTCTTCGTCCGACAGTTCCATACCTTGTGCGTGTAACTCTGACATTTTTCCCATGTTTATACTCCATAATCCTTGCGGAATGCCCGTTGGTCGGATGCTCTTCTGGTAATCTCACGGCTAACTAAGGACAAATCTCTTTCGTGGTTAGAGAGGAGCATCTCGACCAACTTACGATAAGCGTACTTCTCTTCGTAGTTTTCCGTGAGGTCAACTATCTTTGGGTCGATAGAAATCTCTGCTTTTACCATGGTGATTCGCTCGCCTTTTACTGCCGCACCCATACGGCGGACAAGCATGGTGTTCTCAGCAAAGTCTAAGGCTCGTTGGGCTGCACGCTCTTCAATGATGGCAATAGCGTGCTGAGAGGCTACATAATCCGCCCAAGCAGTCAACTTAGTAAACGTTTCAGCCAACTGTTCACTAGACAGGTCAGTGATGTCAGCAGGCAAAACCACCTGCTCCTCTGACGGTTTAGAGAATGATACTCCCCAATCTCTGAACTTATCTACAGATGTCATTCGTGAACCTCACAATGTTCAATAGCCTCTTGCTCTGTTGAGTAGTTATCCCAACAGTTATTTGTTTGACCCGCACCAGCAAAAAAGAACCCATAAATCAAAGAACCCAACATAAGAACAACAATAGCCCCAAAGACTAAAAGTTCTTTTTTGGTTACAGCCTCATTCATTGACTTACTCGTCCTTGTAAGGGTCGCATTGCTTGCAAGTGCCTCCTGCGTTGTTACTGCAACGTGGTGCAACCTTGTCTTCTACGGACTCTACAACAAACTTTGCGCCCTCGAACACGTGGCGAACCAACTCGTAGTCACGCTTGATGGTGAACTCCTTGTAAGACTGGTCAGCCTTGAGTTCATACAAGAACACAATCTCGTTTACGTCGTGACCCATGCGCTGCATAAGTTCTAGGTAAACCTGACCCTGCTTGATGTGGCTCGGAAACGGACGACGGATGTTGCTCCACGCTTTCATGAAGTCTCCGTCAGCCTCTGACATAAGACTAGGGTTTTCTGCACGGATAGTTCCTGGACCTACGGACTTGATTTCAATCAAACAATCGTCACCAATGCCTTTTATCCAACCATCGGTGTGACCAGCAATACGTAGTTTGTCGTCTACCAAGGTAACCTCACGGTATTCCATGGTGTCTTTCTCACACTGTGGGCAAGTAACCATACCAATGTCAAAGATAGAAAATAGGCATGAAGTACAGGTAAAACGACCATACAGGACGCCCATCTCCTGAAACCAACGCTGCCACTTGGCGTGAATAGCGTGACCCTCGTCAAAGATTGACTGCAGGCGCAACCCTGGCTTGTCAGAAATCTTAGTGTGTCCGCTCAACAAGAAATACGATGCACGCTTGCACCAGTCATTCTTGATGATTTCGGATGGGTGCAGCACAACAGTGCTACGGTCGCCCACAGGACGAGCCATGAGGTGACGCTCAATGTCACCGAGCAAACGACTTGGCTTTGCCTTAGCGTCCAAGAATCGCTTTAGTTCTGTCTTACTTACTGCCATACAGGTTTTCCCTCTCATCTAACTGCAAGATGTATTCTTGCAGAGTCATCTGCTTTTTGTAAAGTCTTTGCCACTTACGGACAACGGCGTTACGTTCACGGTGGGATAACCCACCCCAGATTCCATGTTGCTCATCTGACTCTACAGCAAACCACAGACATTCTGTACGCACAGGACACGGTGTTTTACCAGTCTGACCAAAGCAGAACTTCTTGGCTTCATTAGCCACGTTCTTATAGGTCTCTTTGTCTCTTTGAGGATAAAACAGTTCAACATCTGCTCCGTTACATTTAGCCTCATCAAGCCAAGACATGTCTCTACTAGGCATCTAACTTGTTTACCATTTCCATAAAGTCATGTTCAAGAAGGATGACATAGTCTTCTCCGTCTAGATGAATACCAAAGATTGGTGTACGACCATCCATAATGGCTTCGTTGGTTATCTTTTTGAGTTCAGCAGACGAAATGGTTTTGGTTTTCTTCCCTGTCCATTTGTGTTCAACGAGAAGGGTGTCGTTCCTAACATCTCCTTTTCGACTCCAGAACGCACCGCTGGCGGCTGTGGTTTGTCCGCCGATTGCTTTGGCGATTCTTTTTTCATGCTTTTGGCTCTGCTTCTGACCCTCACTCTTCATTGAGGGTAATCTTTCCCTCTTTGTAGGCTTGGATAATCTTTGGAACTAGGAAGAATAACTGCTCACGTGTGTAGCAGGTAGAGCAACCACAGAAGGGTTCTTTTGACAAAGTAACGAAGTTATCTGGTTCTTCTCCGTCAATCGCTGACTCACAGTTCCACATGTAGTCTTCATACTTGGTTTCAAGGTCTTTAGCCCAGCCTTCATCTTCAACGTAAAATGAGGGTTTTTGTGGTTCAGTCATTTTCTTCTCCTACTGTTAGGGCTGACGGATGTGACGGAGCGGTCAAGACCTGCTGACGGAGGTCTTCGTATAAGTCTACATCTTCACGGACAGAACCTACAAACGCCTCCTGACCATTCCACTTGTTTTCTTTGTAATAAATCCAACCACCCTTGCGGTCGACTACTTGCTTGACGATTGCCAATGCAGCAACTTCTTTAGCGAAGTCAAAATCACCAGCCGAATAGATGCTGTGGTCTTGAAAATAAAAATCTACGTAGGCTACCTGCTGTGGTGGAGCAGTCTTGTTCTTGATGACACGAATCTTGTTACGCTGACCTACACGAACCTTGTTAGTGCCAGAACCAGTTTCAATCCATTCATCACGACGAATCTCTGAACGAGTAAAGAACGCATAGTTCTTGCCCTCACCACCTGGGGTCGTACGAGGGTCTCCGTGCATCACACCAATCTTCATACGATACTGGTTGATGATTAGCCCCAAGATAGGACGCTCGTCTTCAACTAAAGAACGTTTCATTGCCGCACCTACGACACGAAAGAACTTGTTGGTAAGCAGAGCGCCCTTACCGACAGTAAGTTCATTCATGTCCTTTTCCATTTCTGGGGCAGGGCTTAGAGCGGGCAACGAGTCAATCACAATAGCATCTACAGCCTTAGAATCAGCAAACTCAATGACGGCTTGGTATGCCTCTTCCATAATGTTGGTTTCAATCACAATCACACGGCTAGTGTCTACCCCACACATCTCTGCGTATTCTGGTACCCACTGCTCTGCAGCAACCCACACAGTCAAATGCTCAGGGTTCAATGCTTGGTTAGCAGCGATACACTTCAGCGCAGTAGCAGTCTTACCGTGGCTAGGTTCGCCAATCAGTTCGTTCCATTGGTTGGCAGGAAACCCGCCACCAAGGACATAATCGAAAGTTGTTGAGCCTGTGGTGATTCTCCCAAGGAGACCCTCACGGATGTCAGCCCCAATAACAACAACGTTCTCTCCGTAACGTTTGTTGATGGATGCCATAATCTTTTTTACTTCTGCGGTAATCACTGTGTTCTCCTGATAGTTGATGAGTTGTTAGCCGTCAATACGACCGATAATGCCTTGTGGATTCCAGTTGCTGGTTGCGTCATTACCAATAGATTGTTTGGCTGCACCTTCTACGTGAGCGCCTGTCAGCGTTCCGTATCTGCTTCCCGACTGCGAGATAGGATACCCGCAGTCATAACATCTTGCCGCCGCATTTTGAACTGCCATGTAGTTAGCCGACCCGCACTCAGGACACGAAGCAGTCTGTTTAGATGACTGCGCACGCTCCGACGACGGGTTCTGCGTCTGTTGAAAGGTGGGCATCACCTGCATTGGCTGTTGGCTAGGTGGCATCCTAGGCGTAGGGTCAGGTCTGTTAGATTGCTGTTGTTGGGGCTGTTGATTGTTTAGTTTTTTAGCCCACCAATCGGCGTTACTCATTAGCGCTTCTTTCTTGGGACTTCTAACAATCCCATGTCAACTAGTTGTGAAATAGACCCCATCAAAGTAGACATGGTGACCTGTTCAATCAACATTCTACTATGTTTCCAAGTTTCTTCTGAAATAGGTTCAGCGGTAATCATTGTGCGCTGTAACGCTACCGACGCTTCAGCCATAGCGTGAGCCTGTGCGTAAATCATTGGGATGAGGTAAGAAATACGGTCAGTTCTCTTATCGCTTTCCTGCTCTTCTTTTTCTTGAACTTCATTACTCAAAGGAGTGCATCCAAGATAGACAGCGAGTTCGTGAGCGTTTTGCAGTTGAGAGTCCAACATGAAACCCCGAAGACGTTCGGCTACTTCGTTCATGGTAATAGGTTTACTTTTTTTTCGCCAGATGCGCATCAATCTGCTCCTTACTGGCATACTCGCCCATTTCATTTAGCCAAACAAACTCTCTAGGTTTTTCACAGTCCCAGCATTCTTTAGCATCTTTAGCCACTTCATGACCACAAGCATGGCAGCCCCAATAGATTTCGTCATAAGACATCGTCATCGCCATCCTTCAGATACCATGCAGATACTAGGATTACCAAAATAGTTCCTAAAATAAAACCTATCACTTGTTCTCTCCTTTTACCTCATGCCCATACTGTTTTAAAAACTTTTTAGCCCAACTTATTTTGTCTGAAACTCTTTGACCAGCAGGTTGTTGAGTAGACCACAGTTCTAGATTTTCAAGACGGTTATCGTCTCTAAAACCATTTTTGTGATGAACATTTTCACCAGAAAACAGTTCTCTACCCAAATGCACTTCCATCACTGCTCGATGCTCTGTAACAGCGGTGGCATACTTTGGATTAGTAGGGTCTGGATGATGCACCCACACATACCCAGTAAGGTCTACCCGCCTATAAGAAGGGTTATACACTCTTTCTTTAGGAGTTGGACTCCCTAGTGGGTCACCAAACTTTCTAAACTTTTTTCGATGCTCTTTGCAGTAGGTGTCGTCTACTAACCATGTAGGAACAGTACCATCGCAGTCTTCTACCGTGCAAGCAGTTCTTACCCTAGGAACATACACTTGGCTCGGAGGAGTAGAGTATCCAGTGTTCAAATAAACACCGACAACTTCTACCTCTTCTAAAAGACTCATTTTTTACTTGGCTTCGCCCCACTTGTCGACAACGTAAACTTCTGCTTTCAATGGAATAGTAATCTCTTTTAGACGAATACCCTCCATCGACTCACGGATAGCCTCAGCAACTTCCTCAGCCTTACCCTCTGGAGCAATAGTTACCAGTTCGTCATGCACAGTCAAAATCAAGTTCACATCAGGCTCGTTGATGAAACACGAATGCGCACGCACCAAAGCCAACTTCATAATGTCAGCGGCTGACCCCTGAATCATAGTGTTGAACGCCTGACGTTCTGCACGAGCCAACAACCCCTGCTCACGGCTCAACAAGTCAGGAATGTAACGGCGACGTCCGAACAAAGTTTCGACAAACGGAATCTGCCCAGCCTGTTTAGCCATACGAATAACCTTGCCCTTGTATTTCGTAATGTCCGAGAATCTTGCTTCGAAGTCAGAAAGAAGTTTTTTTGCTTCCGTGACGGAGATGCCTACGGACGAAGCAATCTTGTCAGGTCCGACACCATACGAAATAGCGAGAACCAAAACCTTACCCGCCTTACGGTCAACGCCCAACGTGTCACCAATAGTCGTATAAATGTCCCCACCAACCATGTAGTTTTCAACCAGAATCGGGTCTCTCGACAACGAAGCAATAACACGAGGTTCAATCTGAGAATAATCAGCAACAACCAACTTGTAACCTGGAGGAGCAACGAACAAGTTACGAACCAACTTGCCATACTCACCCGACGACGGGATGTTCTGCAGATTAGGCTCAGACGACGAAAAACGCCCCGTCTCAGCCCCGTGAGCCTTGAAGTTGGTGTGAACCCGTCCGTTGATTAGAAGGCTCTTACGGTCGGTTACAGTCTCTTTTCCATTAGTAACACGCTTCACCTCACCACCCGTGTAAGGGGTTACATAAGTAGTCATCAACTTGTTCAAGTCCTGATACTCCAGCAAAGCATCCACAAGGGAATCCTTGCCACGGTAATACTCAAGCGCATCTGCAGAAACCGAATACTGAGACTCAGTCAAATCACCCCTAAGCATCGAACGACCCTTAGTAGTCAAAGTGTTCTTCATCTTCAAGTTAGGGACAATACGAGGCTTCTTACCATCCTCAGCAGTAAACAACAACTTCTGCTTTGCAGGGACAGAGTTGATAGCAAAAGGCTTACCAGCAATACGATACGCCTTAGCCTCAGCCGCAATCTTATCCTCACTAATCTGTTTAGCAAGAACACCCAAAGCCTCTTGGTCAATGTAAGCACCAGCCAACTCCATGTCACACAAAGCCGCAGTAACATCCATCTCCAACTTCCAAACCTTACGGAGATTACCCGTAATCTTTGGAGCAAGCGCCTTATACAAACGCCAAGTCAACTCAGCATCAATACCCGAATAGTTTGCAACATCCTCAAACGAATGCAACGCAACATTCTCACCAATACCCTTAGCCATGTCTACGCCCAGTTCACGCTGAACACACGCCTTCAAGTTCAAACCATTCTTATTCAAGTTATTCACAACAAACGCAGCCATCAACGTATCAAAATACGGTTTTACAGGCACACGCCCACGGTAATACTTAGCAATCGACTTCAAATCAAACTTAGCGTTATGCGCAACCTTCAACTGGCTACCAAACATGAGTGGCTCAATCGCATCAAAAACTTGCCTCGGCGTAAGTTGCTTTGGCGCTTCAGCAAACTTGGCTGTCCACTTGCGTTCATCTTTTGAAAAATGTGACTCAAGAATCTCTTTGCCAGCAGCGAGGCGACGTTGTCCCTCAAGCAACAATGGCTTATCCCAACCCTCAAATGAACCATTAGGGTGACCCATAGGAATGACGTCAGTGCGACCCTCAGTCGCAAAAGAAATCCAGCACACGTCATTGATGACTGGATACAGGCGGTTCTCGCCAATAGTCTCAACGTCAAACGCAAAAGCGTCAACGGAGGAGTAAAACTTTACGAACTCTTTTAGTTGTTCAACAGTGGTAATAATGTTCATGATTCCCTCGAAGATGATGATGGGGGACTGAGACTCAAGAAAGATAGAAAGTCTCAGCCCCCCATTGGGTGGAGTGGATTAGCCGACGATAGAACGAGCGATAGTCAACAGTTCAGCACGAGGGGTTACGTAAACTGCTTCTGCATCGTACTTGACTGACGAAGTCGCAATCTCTGTGATTTCGTCAGGGTCGAGTTCCCACTCTTCGGCAAGGTCAGATGCACGGACACGGTCGAGGGTGTACGTAGTCTGCGGACCAGAACCTTGGCGAGAGATAGACCAGTAGAACTTAGTGAGCGGACCACGACGTTCGTCGTCATTCGCTGCACGCAACTGGCGGGCTAGGGTTGGGGGAGCAGTTAGAATCTGCACGTTCGGGGACTCATCGCTGAGAACCAGAATGTTGAAGGCAAACTTCGGACGTGGCTTGTCACCAGTGATGGTGCAAAGTGGGCAGTCATCGCCTAGGCAAACGAAGGACTTTTTGCCCTCACGCTCAATCCAGTGCGACTCGTAAACCATGAACGGAGCGTTGTCTAGGAAACGAACCAACTGAGTCTGCTCAGAGAAACGGAAGTCAGTTGGGTAATCCCCTGACGCCTGCTTCGGCTTGAGCATCTTGTCGGCGGCATCCCAGCCAGCCTGCACGGTAGTGCCGTGCTTTGGTGCGGTGTCTTCGCTGTCCTCGTCTAGGTAGGAATCAGCGTCGATAGTAGGCTTGTCAATAGCCATGGGTATCACTTACTTTCGGTTATGAGGTCTTTCGACTCTCGATGGTTTTGAGGGCTTACGCCTCTCGTGGTTGCACTACTTCTCTCCATCGGCGGACTATTGCCTCTGTCAAGTCATTGTGCTGACTCCACTCTACACGAGCAGAGCCTAGAAGATTGCGTTTTGAAAACTCTTCAATAGCAATCTCAATAAGTTGTTTCGTGTAAACACGATTACCACTTACTTTTTTACCATTCAGGCTCTTCGAGCGCAAACGGTATGGTGCAGCAGGAATGTATCCCTTGCGTTCCCATAAACGGATAGTGACGATTTGCTTTTCAAGTGCCTGTGCAAGCGCACTGATAGTGAATACGTCCGTCTCCACTCCCTGCAGATACTTCTTGATAGGATTTTCATCCCACCCGTTAGACTCTCCAAGAATCCTAGCACGCCTTTGCTGAGACACCGCTGTTGGGTCTCGGCGTGGCTGTTTAGAGCCTGGCGCTTTATCGAGACCCTCAAAGGCTTTGAGAATCTCTGCGTCTGAACGAAGTCCAGCCATGACCTACTTCTTTTTGGTCATCAATGCCCACACCGTGCGAGGTGGGAACATAGCGTCGAGTTCGGCTTCAGAAATCTTGTCCTGATAGAAAGCAGCCATCAGTTCGTCTTCGTCAACAACACGGACAGTCTTGTAAACGGTTTCGGTAAGGTCGTTGGCTTTTAGAATCTGTTCAGCCATCTCCTCGTCAATCTTACGAGTTACACGACGTTGCTTTTCAAGGCGAGTAACGCCATCGATGTCCGCATCAAGTTCCAACTGGATGTTACCCTTGTCATCTGGTAATCCTTCGTTGTCAATCTTGGCAAACAACTTCTCACGAAGTTCTTTCTGACGAGCCTCCAACTGCTCCATGCTCTTTTTTACCATAAGGTATTCACGAACTTGAGTGTTGATGTCGTCTGGGTCTGCAAACTCTCGCTTGCCCTCATCAATAACATTTACCATGTGTATCGCCCTCCTAAATAAGCGTTTCTGTTAGAAAGTTTATTAGACTTCCTACTGTTAGGTCAACCCCACCTTTGGAGTTTATACCAGAACCATCCAAGATTGCACCTGCCACGTTACTTTTTTGTTTCAGCGTGTCGTGCTGTCTCTGTTCAATAGAATCCTTGACCAGAATGTCTTGAATAGTAATGCTATGCCATTCCGATGACGTTCTGTTGATTCTACCGTTTCTTTGCACAGCGAGTCCAGAACTCCATGGCTGGTCGTAGTTCAAGAGAAGATTACCTTGAGGCAAATCCACACCATAGCCGCCAGCGTCACTAGATACCAAAACACGAACGTTCCGCTCGGTCTGAAAGGATACTTTGGCTGATTCTTTTTCTTTGGCATTCATCTCTCCTGTGTATGCTACCGCTTTGAACCCAGCCTCGTCAAGAGCCTTTACTAAGTCGCTAACTGAAACTAGATAAGAACTAAATACTACCGCTTTGTAGGATGGGTCAATCTCAAGGTGGTCTTTTAGATAAGAAATCGCTGCATCACGTTTAGGATGTTTAGCCAACCCATCTAGTTTGTCAGCCAGCGAGTAAATGTAAGCACTGCCAGAACCCTGCTGTTGTTCAAATGACACTGCAGAGTGTGCTAACAATGTCGGACCTGAACATAGCATCCGTAAGGCGGAGATACGAGACATGATTTGCCCACGCATAGTGTTGGCTGGGTCATCAGGGGTATACGTCTGTCCGTAATGTGAAGCCAGATTGAATGAACTACCAAACGTTTCACGGGCTTCAACTAGAAGGGAGTAAAGGTCTTTTGCAATGTAGTCATACACTTCACGTGCTTTTTTATCTAAAGAAACCAAGATTGGTTCACGATAAATGGCATCTGGAAGATACGGTTTTACGTCTTCGTCTTTTTGAGATTTCCTAACGGATGCCTTACGGAGAGTCTCATGGAGGACGGGTAGATTACGGTAACGGTCAACGCCACCAAAATGGTTACGGACAATAAACGTTTTATCAAAGATGTCAAACCTACCAAGGATGGTGGAGTCTACAAACTGCATAATCGAATAGATTTCTTCTGGTCGACCATTCTCAATAGGAGTTCCAGTCAACGCATAACGGATAGGAATCTTCTTGGCTAGTTCTTTTACTTTTTTGGCTCGCTTGGCTCGGAAACCTTTGATAGCGGTTGCTTCGTCGCAAATGACAGCATCAAATACAAAACTTTTGACAACATCCCAGTCGTTCACCACCTGTTCGTAGTTCATGATTACATAATCGTGTTTTTTGGCTTCAACGTATTGTGCGTAACGTTGCTTAGGTGTTCCGTCAACCACAATCGCAGTTGCATCACTAAACTTCTCTATTTCTTTTTTCCACTGGTATTTGAGGCTGGCAAGACACAGCACCAAAGTTAGATTGGAAACTTCGTTAGAATCACGCAGCGACTCAATGGCTGCAATCGTCATCGGCGTTTTGCCTAGACCCATCTCGTAAGCGACCAGAATCTTTTTAGATTCGACCATCTTAGTGACGGCTTCAACCTGATACGGTTTCAGCGTCCCTTTGAACATAGGCTGATTCTCCATAAATAGCGGACTTAGCGTTACCAACACCCCAAACGAGTTCTTCGTCAGTCATGTCGCCTGGGTCTTTCTTACTACTCTCACCGTAGTTGAAAAAGAACACATTCATACCGTATTTGCGACTCCAAACACGCATTTCATCACAAGCCTTCTTGCCTGCTTTGTCAATGTTTGGGTTATCAAATGCGATAACAACCTTCTCTGAATACCTGAGAAGTTTTACTTGAGCCTCGCTTACGGATGACCCGCAGACTGCAACAGCACCGTCAATACCAGCGGAGGCAAAACGAACGCAGTCAAGCGGAGACTCAACGACAATGACCACGTCTTCGTTCTGGTTTTCGATACCAAATAAAGTCGAGGACTTAGTTAGCCCTGCAGGACGGTTCTTGAAAGTTCTGTCTACAGTTCCCTTTTCCTGCCAACCAAGTAACTGGCGGAAGTGTGGGTCACGGAGCGGCAAAATCCATGTCTTCTTACTATTGTCCCACATAACGCCATACTTCTGGGCGGCTTCTAGGGTTATGCTACGGCTGTCTAGAGCCTCTTGTGGAGGGTCAACGAACACTGCCAAGCGTGCCTCAGACATCTCTAACGGCTTTGGGTCAGGTGGCAGGTATGACGGTAATGACTTTAGAATCTCCAGCATGCGTTCTGGGCTGACTTGAGCGACTGTTGCCAGCCATTCCCTGCCTGATTTGTAGTCATACTCTTCTTCGTATTGACCCCATGATTTTTGGTAAAACTCTTTGACATCGCAAACTAACTGGACAACGTTACCTTTGTAACCACATGAGAAACAAATGTGCTGACCAGACTCAAGGTTTATGAACCATGACGGATTGTGGTCTTCTTTGCCTGTGCGTTTTTGGTGCATCGGACAAATGGCTGACGCCTCATGCCCAAGCAATCCAAAGTCAATGCCTAAAGCAACTAGAACACTTTCAATGTCAACTGTCACGGAGTTACCCACGGAGTGCAAAACTTGCAGGTATTCTGGGCTGATTCGTCATGGAAACACCCAGTGTCCCAGTTCCAAGTAATGCTGGTTTCTGACGGAGGACAGTTACGAGACTGGACAATCTTTAGCAAGCGAATCTGGTCGTCTCCCTCAACTGGTTCAAGACCAAGGATTACGTCAGAGTCTTGGAAGAATGATGATGAGTAACCAATGGAGTCAGCAGAGACTTTTCCGCCCTTCATTTTCCAAAGGAGAGTCTGTGTGGTGATTACAACTGGGATGTCTAGTCGTTGAGCCATACGCTTGAGCGCACGTGTGATGTTGGTAAGCGCTTGTGGAGTGTTTGAGTCGCCAGTAACTTGGTCAAGCATCAGGTAGACACCGTCAACAAATAAGATTTCTGGCTTCAACTGCTCTGCTTTAGCCAATAGTGCATCAACAGTCAATCCGTTTACTGCGTCTACAAGGTGAAACGGCTTCTTGATTTTTAAGTCGTCAAGCATGTCAAGGTAACGGGTTTCTTCAGAAGACTGAAGTTTTCCACGACGTAGACGTGCTGAGGAAATGTTGGCACGCATAGCATCATGGCGTTGAGACTGTTCACGGTTGTTCATCTCAAACGATTGGAACATTGGGATGTGACCAGCCTCATGGGTGTTCACCGCTACTCGCAAAGCAATCTGGGACTTACCAGTCTTTGGTGGAGCAATAATAGTTACCAACTGACCTCCTTGAAGACCAGCGGTTGCTTCGTCAATCTTTAGGAAACCCGTAGGGATACCAAGCATCACAGAGTTCTGCACGTCTTCGTATTGCTTGAAGCGAGCGTCAGGGTCAGTAGTTAGGTCAACGTGTGTTGTGCCTTTGATGCCCTGCTCGTTGACAATGGCAACGGTCTTTTCCATCTCGACCAAAGCCGAGTTGTGGTCATTAGCAGAAACTTTTTCTAGAACTAGTTCAACACCAGCACGAGTAAGTGTGCGGCGACGGAACTCGACCATTTGGTCAATCAGATACTCAATGGTGTCTGCTACGTCAAAGATTTTGTGGTTAGGGAAGTTATCTTTCACTACTACGCCAGTAGGAACTTCTCCGTAGGTTGAGTAGTGTTCTCGAACAAACTTCCAGACACGACGGAGGTCATCATCTACAAACCAATCATCTTTGATTCCTCGTTCAAGAACGGGGATGATGTTACGGTCACGGATGACCTTACTTACGAGCCGATGCTCATTATCTGCTGCCATAATGCCCTCTTCTACTTCTTACAGGTTATCTAGTTCTAGTCCCCATGAACCATACCTAGCAACTCTCTCACGCAAATCTATCACGCCTCTGAGGTTATTGCGATACGGCAACTCACCAATAAAATCATCAATGTCTGAGTATAACTCAGCATAGTTGAATGGGTTACCGCCACGACTGTCTAAGCGATTCATCAAAGCGTCTAAGTGTTCTTGCTTCCAATGCTGGTCACTAAATGCGGCTAACTCTACTGAAAGACCGTATTTGAAAGACTTGTTCCACAGTAATGACAATGCGGCGTTATTCAACCCAACTACTTTGCGGTCAAAAGAAGACGAAAACAGTTTTTTAGTTTCTTCAACATCTGATTTCACAACAGCGTCAATAACCACAATGATTCGTGGTCCTGAGTCGTTGGCGATGTCGCCACCCTGCATTACAAAACCTCGACACGAGCGTGACGGATGATGAACTTACGGAACGCATCAGAGTCGTCCATAGCCGCAAGTGCTTCTTCCTCAGATACTTCCTCTGGGATAAGAATCGCATAATGACCGTCATTGGCAGCCATAGCATTTTTTACATAACGAGAATGCTTGCACCTTGCGCTATTTTGAAACGCAGGGCATGTGCAACGAACCTTAGAATGGTTGTCAGAATCAACCTGAACTTCACACACATACTCGTCGTTCAAAAACATTTGGACTGTACGCCAATCGATGTCCACGTATCGTCCTTTCATCGTGATTTTCTCAAATCTTTGTTCTGAATACGAACACGATGAAAAGCCTCAAAAGCAAAACTTCCCATGGCTTCGGAATACTGTAAAGCCCAGTTTTCCCGCATCACGTTCGTTGTTACTATTGTAGGCAATCCTTTGTCATAACGTGAGCGAAGTAACTCATCAAAAGATGCGTCATTGTAGGCAGTATTGGATTCCTTGCCAAGGTCATCAATGACCAGTAGGCGGACGTTCAGCCAGTCTTCTTTAGCACGTCCATGAAAGCCTTCCATGACACGGTTTAGTTCACGGCGCTCATCTGGTTCGGCGTCAAACGCCTGCTTTTTGATAGCCAGAAACTCAGGGAACGTCAAGAAGTGAATAGCCTTGAACTGGCGACCAAAGTCCTTGTTACTGACGTGGAAAAGGGCTTTTATTGCCTCCTCGTCGTCTGGTAGACGATGAATGAACTCTAGGGCTGCTACAGCAGCGTGCGTGGTCTTACCCTCGCCAGGTCCTCCGTCAAACATCATTCCGACACCGCAACTACCTAGACCGCCAGCGTTCTGGATAATCTCTCCAGCGAGCGCTTGGTCTAGCCAGTCTTCAATCTGTTCTGGAAACTTGCCAGTGTCTTGAACGATTTTGGCTTTGTTCCAACCCTCATAACGGATAGGCATGTTGGAGTTCTTTATCCAAGCACGTTTTAGTAAATCTATTTCCGACATTTCGCCCCTAACCTGCGGGTTACTTCTTGGTTACTAAACGGCGCTTGATTGCGTCAAAAATCTTTGGGCGCTTTTTAGAAGCCTTACCGTTATTGCGTTCGCTGTCGTTACCCTTTTTAGCGGGTGCTGGAGAGCCTTTTCCTTTAGCCATTAGTTACCTTTAGTTTCTCTTCGTATCGTTCTAGAGCCTTGCGCCCCGTAATCGAGTTATCAAACTCTCTACCATCTGAAGCATACACGAACTCTGCGTTCTCTTCGACAGACACGTCCTCGTATAGTTCTTTTCGGCTTGGCAAACCAAGATTTACGTGAGCCTTGTTCATGTCATCGGTAAAGAACATCTTTAGGTAGCGCTTGTAAAGCATCTCTGGCTGCTTTTCAGCGTCATGGTGGTTACGACTATCGCCCATGAACATGCGTAGTAGTTCTAGTTCGATGATTGCCGTAAACCCATACTTGTTTCGGTTTCCAGCCAATGCTCCACGGAGAGGGCTGGTCTTGAAAGTCCCTGGCAAATACGGATACTTGCGGGTAAGCAGATACGAAAACTCCACAGCAACATCTGCTGGTGTCCACTCATGTTCTGGACGGCGACCACGAGTCTTTGGGTCTCGCTTGTCTACTGACAACTTGTGCTTGACTACCGCAGGCTTCTCGTCCTCAAATAGTCCGACACCGCCCACTTCATCATCGCCTGCAACATCCTCGCCACGAGGACGCCATTTTTCATTAGCCACGGTAACCTCCCGATACTTCTTCACTTGGCTATCTAAGTCATACATGTACGTACTTGTACCTGTATAACTATCATTACTACTTGTACCAGTTGTTGATGTCTCATTTTTGATACATGGCTCACTACTCAATGTCTCAGATTTGATACATGGTAGTAACTGGTATTTGTTATAGGACAGTTTGCCAAGATTACGCTTAGACCTCACAACTTCAAGAAGTCCAACGTCTTTCAAGGCAGACACAGCCCTAGACAAAGTTGGTCGACTGTAACCAGTCAAAATGCCAAGGTCATCCATAGATGCGTTGACAGACCCATCCTCTAAGGACAGGTGGCGCAAAGCCAGCAGTGTCCGTAAAGCATTAGCGTCAAGAGTTAGCAAAACTAACTCTTCAAAGTTTTTTGTCATTACCGACGATTATAGTTGTTTACAACTACAGGTCGGTTCACTAGCATCGATAACACGCCTGATACAAATGCGGCAGAAAAACCACAGACAACTAACTGGAAACCAATGATGTCAAACAACCAACAACCAAAGTAACATAATGGAAGAGTAGTCACTAACCGTATGATTTTTGGGTTGAATGAGTCGACTAAAGCAAGCAACTCCACTAAGTAAGAGGCTGCTGCTCCCACTAAAATAACGTAAATAAAAATGTCCATACGGACATCCTATTACGAAATGCCAGACGATTCTACTCCAGCAGCAGAACGAAGCACCCATGGCGTGTCATGAGGCAAGATTCTTTCGATTTCCATAACTGTTCTAGTTAGTTTCAAAACTTTATTTGGGTAATAGTAAGTTGTGGAAGCATGTGCAGTCCCAGACCATACAGCCCCATAATCTACTGGTAATGAGCCATCGTAGTAATCATTTACAGAGATTGACTGTTCAAACATTGCACCATCAAAATACACGTGCTTACCCGCATCTCCAGCAATAAAAGCAGTGGCGCTGTAAGTGTATGGTCTTGCGTATTTAGCACCAACAGGTGCAACTGCGGTTACGGTTACACGAGTCCAACTTCCAGTAGTCACTGTAGTAGTATTTCCCGACACGCCACTTCCAGTAATAAAAGTTGGGGTTGAGTCATAGAAATCAATGGATGATTTGTATTGCTTTGCGGTATCAACATCTTTTACGTAAATCGAATAAGTGTAGGTTTGACCTGCAGTTACTGGGGGCATGTACGCTGTGGTTGGAGAAACAGAAATACCAGAAGTAGTAGCACTTCCAGCAATAGTTAGGTAAGCAGATTTACTTCCGTATAACGCTTGAGAAGAGGAAGTAGCCGCTGAAACGTTTCTAGTTGTCCAACCCGTAACGTTTGTTTCAAAAGAAGGGTTAGTAATGTAGTTGATTTTGGCTGGGTTTAGGTAAATGTCTACTCCACGAGCCTCACGGAAAGAATCCTGAGCGCCTAAAGAAAACTGCATCATGTCCAAGTAGTAAGTTCCAGTATTACCAAACAACAACTTGACGCTTGCAAAATACGCTTTTGAAGTGTTTTTACGGATAGTGGCGTTTGTGAAAGCAAGATTATCTAGGTCAGCATTTATTACGGAGTACGTTACGGACGTAGAAGTAGTGCCAGTTAGAGTAAACGTTCCAGCGTAAGGAGCGCCAGCAGTAGCACTTACTACCACACTGTCACCAGTAGTAAATGTATGACCTGTTGCAACAGTTATGGTGACCACGTTAGACACTAACTTCCCAGAAATCGCTGTAGTTTCAAAGCCAGGTGCTTCAGCACTAAAAGTTTTTCTAGCCCATGAAGTAGAAGTGCTGAGTGCGCTACCAGTAGAAGGAGACCCTATTAGCGCACCTTTAGAGTCATACCAACTAATGGAAGGAGTGACGTTACGAGTTCCAGTAGTACCGTCAGCAGTCCTGATGTAATACGAAAACTCGTAAACTCCACCAGCAGAAACTGGGATTCCACGAGTCAACGGAAAGTCTGCTCCGTTAGAAATAAAAGCGTTAGCAGTAGTGACAACTACTTGACCAACTGAAGCCTTCTCAATGGCGTAAGCCTCAGTCGTAGGGGGAATGATTGTTTTTACAACCGATAAAGCGCAGTTACCAAAAGGCAACCAAAAACCAACATTTGACTCAAAACTACTGTCATTCAAAGACAGCATCAAGTTGGTTGAAGTAGTGATTTTTGGGTCAAAACCACACACAGCCTCAACACCAGTAGACAACGCACTCATCGTCCCCTTACGTTGATACGTATACATTGCCTCCCGCAACAAACGTTTCTGGTTTTTCATTGGAACAGCAGCCGCTTGGTCAATACCTAACGCATCAAACTGAGTAGATAAAGTTTCTGGGTTAGTACTTTGACCAGTAAAGTCTGGGATGAGCAAATCAGCGTAAGTGGTCAACTCGTCTTGAGTAAACGCAAATGGAGTCAAAAACTGGAATAAATCAGACTCTTGGTCTACTTCGTCAATGTAAGACTGGCTTTTTGAAGTAAACACTCGTGGAAGCAAATCCATCATCTTATTTTGAGTATTTATTAGAGTAGTTTTGTCTGGCTTTAGAGTTGCGTGCTGCCTAGGAATAAGAGCATAAGTTTCACCAGCAACCGCCCATGCGCCGCCTGCATTTTGAATCCACATTCGGTAATACACGTAACCACCACTTTTTAGAGCAATGTTGTTAGTAGTGTCGGAGTCAGTAAAGTTGTCGACACCATCAATAAAATCCGCAAGAGGGGTAGAGTCAGAAACTACTTGCCAAAGAATCACACCATCTTCTTGTGTTTCTGGGTATCCGTAAGAGTTACGAACAAGCCTAAGTGCGGTGTAAGTACCAGTGGCTGGCGACCAAGTCAAACTTACTTTGTCATAGTCAATAGCCTCAGCCGTCAATGGCTCAACGGATAGGGTAGTTCTAGCAACTTCACCGTAGTTGATGTTGCTGTAATACGATTGACCGTATTTAGCCATTAGTTATACTCCTGATTAGGCGCTTCCACCGTCGATGGTAACTGCAAACAAAGTTCCAGAAGTATCAACAGTTACAAGGTTAGAACTACCTGCCGCATTTTTGATTTCAAAAATGTTGACTGATTGGCTGGCAATAGGTTTGATTACTAGACCAACAACACCAGTCGCAGATGAAGTAATGGTTGAACCACCAAAAGTGCTTACACGGTTAGTAAAAGACTGGTAAGTTCCAACCTCAATGTTGCTAAGACGCTCACCAAGGTCAGTCCAAACTTTTGGAGCAGTAAAATCTGGGGTAGAAGTAGCAGTCCATGACGCAACTCTAGATGGGGTTGTTCCCAAAATAATCTGCATTTGTTCAACTTCGTCATACACAGAGTTGACGTCGTTAGCAACCACAAGGCTGGTAAGGTCTACTTTTCTTGAAAAAGTCACTTTTGAGGATGGGTAATAAGCCATAATCTCTCCTAATCTCTTATCTAGTTTGGCGGATAACCCGCCGATTTACAGTGCTTACTTGACTTCAGTAACAGTCACAATCATTCCAGGTGTTTCAGGAACTGTTGGAGATGATTGAGTTGGCACAGATAGAATCTGTACAGTAGAAGTAGAAGTCCAGTAAAACTCTATGTAATCTCCAGCGTTTACTTGCTGAAGGTAGTTCCATGCAGGTAGTACATAGTGCATCTGATTAGATAGGTCTACTGTGCCTGTGCTTTGAGGTACATCTACCCCATTTTGCCTAATCCAAATGTCTATGCTTGGGCTACCATTTGATGATTGATGAATCTGCGCCGAAAACTGGATGTTGTAAAGACCAGCATTTGCAAAGGTAATACGAGTTGGGTTACCTGAACCATTATTAGTAATCGAAACATTAGATGCATCGATTGTGGTGTTTAGCATAATGGGTTGTGCAGAAGTTGTGCTAGTTTGTTGCGTGCCTGTTCGGTAGTCAATAAATGAGCCATAGTTTACTGGTGTCAAAACAGTAGCAAATGTACCTATCCATAATGGGAAAGATAAATCTCCACCTTCAAACATTACAAAAACGCCTTCACCAACGTCTGGGGTGGACGTAATCACCCCTGATTGATTAACCCCCCAAGCCCAACTAGTTGGAACATCCGCAAAGATTTGTGGAACTTGAAGTTTTACACGACCCTGACCGATAGGGTCATTATTGTCATACACAACCCCACGGTAGACCCCGTAAAACTTTCGGTTACCGTATTTATCCTCAATCACTATTAGACCTTTGTGACTGTAATAGTGTAAGTGTTGGTGTTTACGCTGTTAGCCGCTACAACAACAATGCTGACTGTAGTGGTGGTAGTTGGAAGTGCTACTGCAGTTGCGCTACCTGAAGTTACTGCTGTGCCGTTGACAGTAATCGACGCACCAGACAAAGTAGGGGTAACGTTCATAGTTGTTGTTCCAGTAGCCACAGTCAAGTTGTAGTTGTAGAACGAAGAACTAAACGTTGGGCTTAGAGTTCCAGTGCTAAAGGTCAAACCAGAAAGCGAAGATACAGTTGACTTTTCAGTGACAGTTAGTCTGCTTGCTGCAAAAACAAAAATGTCACTTGGTTTTCCAACAAGAACAGTTTTAGCAGCAGAATCTCCAGTTTTGTAAAGCAAATCAACAGTCAAGTTTTGAACTCCTTCTACACGACGAAGACCAGCCTCAAGTTCTTGTGGGCTAATAGTGTCACCAAAAAGCATGTAGAAGTAGTTGAAGTTGTCTAGCAATGCGTTTTGGATAGCCTGCTCAATCTGGTTAGATGAATAGCCATCAAACTTAGTGTAAGAAACTGAGAGAGTTACATTCACATAAGTTGGTGGAAGAACAGTTACTGTAGTTCCAATCTGAGTTCTGTCAGCCAAATAACTAACAACATCGCTTTCAAGGCTAATCTGCTCTTGTTGTTTAGTGACGTTGCTGCTGTCAAAACCAGGGTAAACGTCAGTGTCATCAGCGTTTCGTTGAGGACTTACATACAGAGTTACTGCGCTACGGCTTTCAGCGGTTGCTTTTGCTTTACCAACACCCGTTACAGTCACTGCAAGGTCTTGGTAGTCTTGCAAAGTAACTGCTCGGTTCAAAGTGCGCAAAGCCAATGGAGCATTGATGCGGATACTATCGTTGCTTTCAGGGTCACTACCACCAATACCAAAAGTTGTATTTGTAGTATTTACTGATTGGTTCAAAGCATAAGTTTGACTACTCGTAAGATTAGGAATCGCTCGAAGAGTAGTTATTGCTCCTAAACCAACATTTCCTATAGTTCCTCCACCAATAGTGTATTTTGAGCGAATGATTGCACCGATAGTTGGGATAGCCCCAGAAACTCCATCACCAAACTGAACACTCACATAGTCGCTGTCGTCTATAGACAACGTAAACACGGTATCTTTTGGTCCGTAGTCAGCCAAATGAGCCACGTAAGTCCAAGCAGTGTATGTCGAACCGCTATCCGTAGATACATAAACTTTTACTGAGCCATCAACTACTTGGTTTTCCAGCAACGTAAACTTTTGGTCTGGGAGTTGAGTTGACTCACCGATTTTTTCTCCATAGGTAGCATTATTTCCGCTAACCATAGTTGAAGAACTACCGTGACGAGCCGACACTGTGCCAATGTGCGAGTTGCTACCAGCAGCCACACCAGTAATAGTTACGTTTGAAGTAGTAGTAAATACTACTGTTTGGATAGAGTCACCAATGGTAACTTGACCTGAAACTTCAGTTCCAGCAGGAATAGTCAGGTTGTTTCCGACAATAGAAGAGCCTGTACAGGTAGTTCCAGTTGCTGTGCTACTGATTTGAAAACTAGTATCGTTGCGAGCAATGATTGCCGCACCATTAGGAACATTGTAGGCAGTTGTAGAGCAACCGTTTACAATAACCACTTGACCAACACTGTAAGTATTTGCCGCAGTGTAAGTAACAATAGCCCCGTCACCACTTACTGCAGTAATAGGTGCAGTCAAAGTAGGTAACTTGTTAGCAAACTTTATTGTTGTATAAGCAGAGCGGTAACCAGCAGGAGAATACCCGTAGTTGTTTGCAATAGCCAAAATACTTTTACGTTGAGTAGCGGTGTTTAGCAAACCTTCGTTAGCAATACGGTCAATGTAATAACTAGATACGTCTCCCATGTAAGAAAACGCCTCTACAAGTGCAACACCAAAATCGGCTGGGTCGTCACCCTTCCATTCAGGAATACGTTCTTGTAGCCGCAATAGAAGAGCATTGCGCAAAGAATAATAGTCTCGACTAGTGTAGTCAATAGATACAGGGATTTTACTTGCTGGTACGGTCATAGTCTTTCCTCAGTTGAGATTAGGTTTTCAGAAATAGCAATCACACCAACAACAGAAGCAATGCCTTTTCCGTCTGGCAAACTGTAAACAACTTCAACTTTTACTTCGTTGTTGTAATCATCAAAAACAACGTCTATAGAATCTAAATCTAACGTTGGAAGCCAAGTTACAAATGCTGACTTTACTTCTTTTTGAATCGCTTCAGTTGCCGCAGTAACAGTAGAAAACAACGAAGCAGAAGTTGAAGTCCCAAAAGACGGTCTAAAAATGCGTTCACCAACGTGCGTCCCAATAACAGACAGGACACGGTCAGCCCAAATCTTTTTAGGGTCGTTGGTTTTATCGATTACCCCGTATTGGTTTATTTTGAAGGGTAAGGCGATAGCAAGTTCTAGATTCTTACCTTTAGGTGCGTAAATCATAGGTTACCTCGCTTCCATTTGGTTGCTTTGTGCCATTTTGATGGGGTCAATGCAGCCCCCCTGTCGCTTTGTTTTACAGGAATACTTGGCGTTATTAGTCTAACTGATGACTCATTCATAGCGCTGGCGTTACCGTTAGCAGTTGCCAGCACTTGCTCTACATTTACGTGACCTTGTCTACCAAATCTGTTTTCTTTGAAAATGTCATGGTGAACTTCTCCACGACCGTCTGTAACTATCAGGGCTTCAATCTGGTAGTCACCAATAAGCGCAAACTTGTGGGTAACTTCTTTTACCATCCAATAACCGTCAGTATTTACACCAGTCCCACCAATGTATACAGGAGCAAACGGACGAATCCTAGAATCTCCTTGGCATTTGATTCGGGCAGGGTTACTAAACCTAGCAAGTTCTGCTAAACCATGCGAAGCAGTTGCAGCCGCAGTAGCAGTGTTCACGACACTATCAGTTCTGTATTCGTCAAATAGTGTCGGAGCAACAACCTGTCTCAAAGACGTAGGGACATCCGTAGGGTTATCCGTCGCAGTATAGATTTTTGCAGTCAACGGGTCGACTCCACCAACATGTTTTACACTTCGACGTTCAACGTCATCTTCAAGTGCATCAGCATTAGTTACTCGGAAATAATCCAAAGTGCGTTCCATCCAACGGGTATTAGTTGGAAAATCAGTTCCTTCAAACGCTAAGATTGGGACATTGTTGCCTACTTGGTCAATCAACTGGTCAATAGGTCTAAATAATAAATCCATACCGTCTATCACTAACCCATAACCAATACGTTTGGCATAACTGATTAGCCATTCCCAATACGACTCACCTGCAATAACTAACTGGTCAAACCGTCTAGGGTGGTTTTCTCCAATAAACCTAAAACCGTGTTCTCTGGCAATCTCAGCAGCAACTTCAGGAATAGTCACATTTGAATAAACTCTAGTCACCTGTTGTTTCAAAGGAAACGAAGAACCTATACAAACTACATCCATCTTTTGTTCACGCTGGGCAGCCGTTTCTACGACCACCATGTAAACATAGCCGTACCAAACATGTTTAGATTTGTCGTTTTCCCACGAAAACTTCACAGGTTCACCTGTTTGAAGCAAAGTTTGCCATACATCGCTTTTCATCAAATAATGCAACTTTAGAATGTCGTGCATGTATTGCTTTTGAGTAATGTCCGCTTGAATAGGTAGTTTTACAAACGATGGAATGTTTGGAAACTCTAAAGAATACCTTGTGCTTTTACGGTTTTGAACTTGAGGGGAACTAGCCACGTGGAATCCTTATGGTTGTTCCAATCGGAATGTTGAAAGGGTCAATGATTTCTGGATTGTAATCCATAATCTTCCACCACATTTCTGAGTTACCAATGGTTCGTGCAGCCACATTTTCTGGACGGTCACGTTCTTGCCACACATACGTGTAAAACACAGCCACATCTTTTGGATAGTTGCGCAAAACGGTAGTAACCCATTGGTTTTTTCTGGCGTCCCATGCTTTGAACAAAGTGCCAGTGGCGTAACGACTGCTTGTGTAAATCATGCTATCTCCTAAGCAAAATCTGGAATACGGTTGAACTGGACACGTAAAGTACTAAATAGTGGGACCATGCGCTCATTGAACACGACGTGGCGAACACTCAAAGAGTTTACGATTCCTAAGTAACGAAGGTTTTGACCTAAATGAAGTTCTACGGGCATTGCACCTAAGTAACCAATGTCCGCAGTTCCAACATCAGAAATACCTGTTCCACCAAAACGCAGCGTGGTAGGACCTTTGTATCCCAACAAAGTTCTAAGTAAATAGTCAACATCGTACATAGTTCCACGACGATAGATTAGTTGCTGCTCCGCATACGTCGGGGTTCTACCAGGGTAAATCTGTTTTGGGTTGGTGCTAAATGGCGCTTTTAGGCGTTCTGTCTTTAAATCGTAATACTTCATGTCAAACATGCGGTTCAAAACCAAGTCAAAACTAATAGTGCTTTGAGTCATACCAATACCACCAATAAGGCTGAACTGGTCAGAACCAGAAATCTCATAACCAACGTCAACGTCTGGAGTTCCCATAAACGTCATGTCTACCGTTCCAGGGTTATACAAAAACTGGAAAGCGTATTTTTTACCAGCATCAAGGTCAAACTGCCAATCGTAAGAGGTGTATTGACTATTAGTAACTGTAGTTTGTCCATCTTTAGTTTCTCTTGATGTTGATGATGGAACGATTGGGTCATTAGGTCCGAAAGCGGAATCTGGGTTATTGTTTTGAAATAACTTTTTATAGTCAATCGAAGCAATCATGCCTTTATGAGCGTTTGAATCCGACCACAAATCTCCAGCAGATTTTACAATCGACGGAGCGTTGCCACCCATAACCTGATACTTGTTATTTTTTAACTCGTAAGTAAACGTTTCAGTGCTTTTGAAATAGTTTTCGGTAACACCACTGACGTTGTATACAAAGGATTGACTTGCAGAGTCAATAATCTTAGTAAGTTTTCCATCTTTACCTTTGACCACGTCAGCAAAGATAGTAGCACCAAGGCTTTTACCCGTGTAAACGATTTGGTCAAGGGCTGCTTGGTAAACAGATAGCAAGTTATTTTGTTTAAGGATTTCCGCATCATCGGCTTTGATTGTTGCTTTGAAAGCGTTTACTACTGCATTAGTTCTCGCAACAAACTTGTTCCACTCTCCTCCACCAATGCCACTGTATTCTGAAGGAAACGTAGCACTTCCATTATTTAGGTAATAACTGTGTAACTCTTTTTCAACGTAGTCACTGCCAACAAAAGTAGTCACATAATCAGTGTCCTTTGGAGGAGTGCTAATCTTCCCTAAAAATGTGGTGATGCCTGTGTCAGCCTCATCCCTATGATTTTCGTAATAAGTTATAGAACCCGACGCACTTTTTATTTGTGCTTCAAGCCATTGTTTTTGCGCAGCAATGCGGTCTTTTTCTTTAGCCTTAGCGTTGCTACCTGTTGTTCTCCAAGAGTTTAGTAGGTAGTCCCAAGAATCGTGTGAAGGCATTACATCCGTCCCATACTAGTCATCAAAGAGTCATCATCAAGATAACCCTTTACCATTTGCGCCAAACGCCTTGCTTCAGCCTCTGAAGCCTGCTGTACGGTCACGTTGATAGTTACCCCACCCCTAGAGTTGTTTTTAGACAACATTTGATTCTGACGCCACTCACGGGCTTGGTCAACATCAAGAATCGCTTCACCCTTGTGGACGTTTATAGGCTGGTCACCCTCAACATAGTTGATACCTTGGCTTGCGCTTACTTTACCAGTCAAAAACTTTTTGTACGCACCAGTCTTATAGGCGTCAAACGCTGACCAGTCAGTTCCTTGCTTGGAAATGTCCCAAGCCATCAATGCGTTCTTTCTAGGGTCTAACGCACCTTCTCCACCAGGACCCAAACCATAAGTTGTAACCAACTTGTTAGCACCAGCCCCAGACATGTCAAACTGGAATAAACCTAAGCGCTTGCCAACTTTTTTGTTAGCCTTACCTTGAGATGCAGCCATTGCAACAGCATACGCAGTAGTCAGAGCATCGCCCTTGAACCCTGCTGCTTTCAAAGCGGCAGTAACACTCATTGTGCCAGCACCAGTTGTATCAGTCACAGCGTCAGAGCCGCCAACTAAGTTAGAAGTTGTGCTTGCGGAAAGACTTGCAAACGATGTCTGACGACGGAATGAGACAGCAGAGGCTACTACTCCTGAAACATTGCTTGCGTCTGTAGTAACTACGTGTACGCCAGAACCAGTACTAGTTGAAGTCTCTGAGCCAGATACTTGAGTAGTTCCTGCACCGCTCTTCCAAGTTCTAGGGAATCCGCCAACAAGATAAGGAGCAGGGTCAACAGCAGCACCAGTGTCACCATCGCCACCTTTACAAAGAGCAAGGTGAAGGTGCGCACCAACTGGGTTACCTGAAGCAGTCTTTCCAGTATTTCCGCTTAGAGCAATAGGTTTGCCTTGTTTGACGTTACCAGAAGCGGTAACGCTTGAAAGGTGACAGTAAACAGTTGACCAACCATTTTGATGGTCTACTACAACATACTTTCCAAGTGAGTCGCTGTAAGCCTCTTTGACGACTTTACCGTCGGCAGAAGCCCTCACTTCAGTTCCGCTTGAAACTTGGAAGTCCAAACCACCATGCCCTCTATCGTTAGACCAGTATCGTTTATCTTGCGCACCAAAGTAAGCACCAGCAGTGTAGTTGGAAACAGGGGCAATCAGCCATTTACCAGAAGCGGCTGGACCTTGAACGTTTGAAGCATCGTTACCACCAACAGCATCAAAGTTTGAACCAATGGCTTCACCAGCCATACCACCAAGCCAGCCACCGACCATACCACCGATAACTGCACCGACAATAGGGATAGGAATAAGAGCCTGACCAATAGCAGCGCCAGCCACACCACCGACAGCACTACCGACAGAACTACCCCAAGCGCTGCCTCCGTAACCTTCATTAGTGGCTTCAATGTTGCCAGGCATGTCCATAAGAAGACCGAGTGCAGCCATAGCACCACCAACTTTTAGACCACCTTTTAGACCATTCTTTAGACCACCGCCACCCTTCCAGCCGCTAACTGGCTTACCAGTTTTAGCATTGACCCACTGACCGCCGCCGCCCTTACCGCCAGCCTTCCAAACTGCGCCCTTTGGTTTTACAGATGCACCAGCACCGCCTCCACCCTTTGGGTTACCCTTAGTGCCACCACGACCGCCCATCATTATGCCGCCGCCGCCGCCACCGCCCTTGCCGCCCATAGCCTTCATCATGTAGGCAGTACCAGCCATGTTTGCTACGGTACCCGCCATACCGCCAAGACCACCCAAAAGCCCGCCACCTGCAGGGCTGCC